TGGCCTTCATTTTAAGGGTAACAAGCGCCGATTTTTTGAAGGTCTCAATTCGCGCCTTTGTCAGGGGCTTAATCGCTTTCCCCTTTCCGGCTCCCTCTTTGGGAACGGAAGGTGCGCCATTGTCGCCACTGGCTACCGGCTCAACTGTCAGAGAATCAGCGTCAATTACACTGTCGGCGGCTTTATTGGCTGCAATGGTATCAGGATGCAGCCAATCCCGATAATCCGCCATTTTTTCGTACCCTTCCACTAGAGTACGCTTTTCCTCGCTGATCGCTTTTGACCGGCCTTTCACTCGCACTGTCTTGAATCTGAATTCTGCCTTTTCTTGATCGAACGTCAGGTAATTAGACGCGTTGTATTTTGCGAATTCTACAATTCGTTTTTGTGTGCTAGTCAATTGTTTTGACTGGCCAGCAAAGGCGCTAAAAACCACGTTCAAAGCGGTTACGTCATTATGTGGTGCTGAGGTGAAGAAAAGGGCTTGCGACACAGCTTGATGCAACTCTTCTTTAACCTTGGCAAGGGTAAATGCTTTTCCCTTTACAAATCGTTTTAGTTGAGCGGCTGAATTGTATTCTTTAATTTCAACTGAATTAGTCATTTTCGTATTCCTTATGGATATTGATTTAGGATTTTATATGCCGATTTTTTAAAGATGGGATAAATGCTCAATTTATCCGGTGAACGCTTAATAATGGCAATCGACCCACGCTACCGCATTGAATAACAACGCAGCGCATAAGCTGTGATTTTTAGGCGCAACTTCCCCGTTCCAATTTTGGCGTCATTTGGAAGAAGCCCCTACACTAAAAAGCGTCCAATTTTTTAAAGAGCGAGGCAAAGGCCGGAGCCGGTGCCGGTGACTGTTGAAGGTAGTCAACCTTTACGCTGTTAATCTTAGGTTATGGGACGGAAAACCGCAACTGATTTGTTATAGCATGTTGTAATAAAAACGGTAAAAGATATAACCAAAGTGAAGGTGGCCGATATATTCCTGGAAGTTATAGTAACCCATACCCTTAGTTTATTTGGTTATATCGCCGCACAGCAGTGCGAAGGTCCCAGTACAAAATTTTCTTCAAAACCAAATTCAGGGCGTTGACTAAACCCACAGGGTGAGCCAAAGTGTCACATATAGCTACATTTATAACCCACAGGTAATCCGATATGGAAACTAAACCCGCCCCTGGACAGTACCCAACGGCTGAAAAAGCATACCCCGCAGTTGATGAAATACGCGCCCTGCGCCAGGGTGTGCAGCGGGCTCTGGGCTTGCCTATGCGGGCCTCTCGCCCGGGCCAATCAATCTGCGGCATGGCTGTACACTACGACTACCACTCCTGGAACCGCTGGGAATCCGGCAAAACCAAAATGCACCCGGCAGTGTGGGAGCTGGCAAACCTGAAAATGCGCCCCTGGATCGAAGGCGAACCCGTCACAGATGAACACCTACTGACATGGATCGAGCATTTCAAAGGTGAACATCGAGGTAGCAACCCTGCTTCACATACGGCGGTCAAGTAGCTGCCAGTTTAGTATTGACACGGCAACAGTTTCTGTTGGAATCTAACTTGCTCATAAGGGATATACGTACAAGGAGCTAGAGGTATGACTAGAAGAAGCGGCCACTGGGTAAGTGAGCACTATAGAAACGGAGTAACCGTAGCAGGGCATTACCGCTCAGGATCAATCGTAGCTGACGGCGGTGGAAACGGGGGTTTCCCTCCGGCCTCAATTCCCACTCGGCCGATGCCAAGCCCTATAAAGCTTCCTCCATTACACCATCAAGATCACCAACCTGGCATGAGTCTGACTTTTCAGACCCAGTGCTTCTGGTGCAACGACGATGTGTTTTTTCATCGGAACAAGGAAGGAGGATGTGTGCTTTTCGACAAGCTGGGCCCTCCTTGGCCTATACACCCTTGCTGGGAAGAACACCAGGAACAGAGAGCAAGGGCTATAGACAAAGCACTTGCCGACCATGCCACGTACCTGAAGACCCTGAAAACAATGGACGAGGGGGTTATCTTGAAAGAAACATTGAGAGGTATAACCAAATCTCACGTAGATGCAAAAGACACTAAGGAACCTTTGCACTTGGAGGGGGTGGTGGTAGCCGACGACCGGGTAGCGTTCATACGCACACTCTGTAATGGCCGAGAGGAGTTGGTAACCGGGTTGCTGCTTGAAACTGCTGATGGACATACATATCGGGTACTTGTGGATGCCCAGATAAGAGCAATGGCAGGAGTCCATTGCTTTGTCAGACTAACATGCTCAGTTACGAAGAGAAGTAAGGCACAGATACTGTTCGCAACCGAGATGACCCTACTGGAACCGAATGAGGCTCCACTAACAGTCGTCGCGGAATTAACGCCAGAAGATGCAGTTAGCTCAAAATGGTGTGTCTCTCAAGGTAGAAGCTGGAAACAAGGATACATCCCTGCAAAACCAGACAAAGGAATCGCACCATGAAACGACTCACCGCAATCGCAACCATCATTGTATCAGCATCATTACTAACTGCCTGCGGCCCAATGCCATCAAACAGCAACTACGTAAGCCCAGCAACCCAGAACAGGAACGCGGTGCACTACTTCCAGACACAGAGGCTCAATGCAAGGGTCGCCTGCGATACCAAAGAGCAGTGCGACAGGGCGTTCATGGCTGCGAAGAACTACGTCATTGAACATTCTCACATGCGGGTCCAACACTCTGATGAGATGTCGATTTCGACCTATAGGCCAAGTATTCATGGCAACGCCATGTACTCATTGAGCGCGAGAATGGTCCCAGTGTCCGGTGGTAAGTATGAAATACGACCAGACGGAGAGTGCGTTATCGACATCCCAGAATGCCTGCGACCGCTCGCTGCCAAGATCAGGAATTTCAGAACCGTGGTCTCAGCCGCTATTGAATAATCCCTGGCCACCTCCGGCCGCCGCATCACATACATGGCAAAACGCTGTTATAGAGCACTGCAGTTCACAACTATGAAAGACCTCGCTACCAAAGCCGCTGCCAATGCAAAGCCACACCAGATACCCTCACCTGTGGAGGAGCAGGAGGTGGTGTACACGTACATCCACCCATCTGCCAAACCTACAAAGGGAGAGGTCATTGCTTTAAGAGAGGCTTTGCAGAGGACTCTTGGGATAACCAGCCTGTACGGAGGTAGGCGGCTATGCGGAAAACTACTGCAGATACGCCCTGAGAACTGGCTGCACTGGGAAACCGACATATCGCTGCCCAGACCTGCGTCATGGGAGCTGGCAAATGCGAAGATCAGGCACTTGATAAGGGTGTGCAGCGATCCCAGCAACCCTCCAGATGGCGATCCTCTGTATGAGCGGTACAAGGAGGACATCGAAATCGCAAGGACGACGAAGCCGAAAATGAGGTATGTAAGCAGGTACAGGAGGGTTGTCGTGGAATAAACACCCTCAGCAAATTCACTCCTACCCTTGATTTAGGCCCTCTCCCAATGTACATTTGTACAAATGCACACTAAGTTCAGGCTAAATAGCCGTAAAACTCCCTAACCAAGGCCATTTTCCATGTCAAAACCACAAAATTCTACCCAAAAGCACACAAAATCCCATCAGGTCACCAATTTGATGGATACCTTCGGCATGAGCCGCACCCAGGCTACCAAAGTGCTGGATGCTGTTGTTAACGACATTGAGGCAGCTCTGCATAACGGTAAAGAAGTGCAGCTGTTCGGTGTTGGTACCCTGTACGTGAAGGACGTGGCATCCCGTCAGCGCGTTAACCCTGGTACTCGTGAGCTGTTCACCATGCCGGCGCACAAGCGCGTTGCGTTCCGCCAGTCCAAGGCTGGTCAGAAGCGCTTGAACGGCAACTGATCAGCATTGCTCCTGGGCCACGCCATACCATAATCCATCGCCCGGGAGCAGCCCACGCCATCAACAACGAGCAGACCCATGTCAGAAGCCAAATTCGACCTTCCTTCACGGGCCAGAATGCCCACAGCAGACCCTACCGTGCATTCGTTCAACTCTGCTGAGGAGATGGACATCGGTATTCGGTCGAAACCTGAGAATCCTGCCTTCTACAGCGAGAAGTTCTTCGATGAGACTTCCCTGGGCCAGGCGGTGACCGAAGTCATCCTCGGGTTGCAGAACAACATGGTCCCCAAGACCCACGTCCAGCAGCTGGCAATGAACTTGCCGCTGACAAGTAAGGACGATCAGGAGTTTGGGGTGACGTTCTCATTGCTGGCCGAAATCAACCAGCAGATGACGATCATCAAAGGACTGCGTAATCAGGTATTCACGCCGGTCGGTCAGATCAGGCCCGACTTCGATTTCAAGGATGCCAAGTACGTCCTGCAGGCGAATGATCAGATGCTCAAGACCTTGATGCAGAAGCACAAGGAGCTGGTCAACACAGAGCGATTCCAGAAGATCGAAGCCGCTGTACACGCTGCTATCGACAAACTGATGCCGACGCAGCGCGAACTGTTTGTGTCGGAGCTTAATAGGAATCTTGGGGAGGATACGCAATGACCCTGGCTCAATTTCCCCGGCAAGTGGAGGACACGCAATGACTTCCGTCAAGTGCCAGCATTACTCAAGTTTCGGGTACGCCTCAGGTATACCACCGTGGATCAAGTGCTCCTACTGCGATGACTTCCACTGCACCATCCACCACGAGCATGTGGCCGATTGCGACTGCCCGAGTATCGACGTGTGGCTTGATTACAACCTGGACCCGTATTCTCCTGTCGAGGAGTACCAGATACCACGCCTGCAGGCGATGCTGAGCCAGAACCCGGCCTGCGATCCATCCGAGGAGCATTTCTGATGTACGGCGAACTTCAAGGTTTGATGAACTCAGGCAGCTATAGCTTTGCTGAGGTGTGGTTGCTGAGCTTCTTTGCTTTGATGTGGGACTTTCCGATCTTTTGGGCAGCGTTTTTGAGCGCGGTGTTCGGCCATTACGCTGTTCAGATGGTGAAGGCACTGATCACGCTGATCACGATCCTGCCGACTGGCCACCGAGGCGTCATAAGGTACAAGCAGTTCATGCTGATCTGGAGCTATGTAAGTGCTCAGCGCACGACCAAGATGCCGATAAGTACCATCACTCGCTCCCGCAAGATATTCATTTTCGCTCACACGCTGATGAACCTGCTGCCAGGGTACTGGAACGTGAGGGACGCTGACTTTACCCAGCTGCATAAGCTGGTGGAGGGGTGGTGCCCATTTGGAGCGAAGGTGTGGCTGAACGGGGTGGCGATGAAGGTCACGTGGTACCCGAACTTCAACTGGGAACGTCGGGATGAGCATCTGAGTGTTTGACGTTGTGGAGTCTATATCGAATTTCAGGCTACACAAACAAGTTGGCCCCACAGGCGACCAAACCTGTGGGGCCGTGAAAGCTGGGGACCAACCCAGCTCCCTAACCAAAAGACCACTAGAACGACCAAGAACTAGCGGCAAAGCCAATATCGCACAATCAGCCTTTGCCATCAAGTTATTTGGTTAAACCATAAATAGGTAAAGGCAAAACTGATGGCAGATACCGTTACAGAAGGCTTCCTCACACGCATTAACTCCCGCGTGGACTCGATAGAAGGGCAGGCGAAGCACTCCGAGTGGGTGCAGAAGCACACCAGCATTGAGGGCCGGCCATTCAGCTTTCAGGACCACGAGATGCAGCAGGAGATATTCGACGATCCTGCCTCCCGTATCGCTGTCAAGAAGTGCTCACAGATCGGCCTGTCAGAGTTGCAGGTGCGAAAGCTGCTGACCATCGCGGCTGTTGCCCGGTACGTCCGTGTGATCTACACACTCCCGACCCGGCAGTTCGCCATGCGATTCTCGAAAGACCGTATCGACTCGACCATTGCTCAGTCAGAGACCCTGAGCGGGATGCTGAAGCGCGGCGCTGATGCTGCAGAGCAGAAGATTTTCACCAACTCAAACGTCATCTACGTCACTGGTACCTTCGGTGACGTATCTGCGATCTCAGTACCTGCTACCTATGTCGTAAACGACGAGTTGGACTTCTCCAACCTCGAAGTCATCGGCAAGATGTCATCTCGTCTTCGTCACGCCCCGATGAACAAGGATGGCTACCGTGGGTATCACTACAAGTTCAGCACTCCCACGCTGCCCAACTTCGGGGTGGCCGAGGCGTTTGAGTCCGGCAGTCAAGCCTATTACATGGTGCAGTGTGAGAAATGCAATCACCATCAGGCGCCGAGCTGGTATAAGGACTTTGTGATCCCTGGGTGGGACAACCCGCTCGATGAGCTGGATGGCCAGGTTGTCAGAATGCTCATGGACAGAGGACTGCACCAGAACGCCTACCTAAAGTGCGAGAAGTGCGGCCACGACCTGCAAAACTCCCTGCTTGACCCTGCCAAGCGGCAGTGGGTCCGCAAACACCCGGATCGGGTTGAGAGTTCCTACCAGATCAGTCCGTGGGATGTCCCAACCTACAACACTCCCAAGTCGATCCTGACGCAGTTTCCTGAATACGCCCGTACCATGGACTTCTACAACTTCGTACTCGGCCTTGAGTATGAGGATGCTGATTCGGTATTCATCACTGAGAACTTCAGGACCCAGGTGCAGGCGCAGTGGAAGGCCTACATCGAGGATCAGATAGAAGTCGGCGCCCTAATGCGGATCATCTTCTCCAATGCGGTTGCCGGGATGGACGTAGGCAAGATTTGCCACTTCACCGTGGCCATCCCACAAGGCAAGTCGATGCACATCGTCTACGCGGAGGAGATTCACCACACCCAGGCCAAGCCAGCCAAAAACAAGATCATGGCCAGGATCGCCTATTTTGGCGTCAGGACGTTTTGTATGGACGCCGGGCCAGACATCACACTGGTACGAGAACTCACGTCCTGGGGCTGGATGAATGGCGTCAACGCCTATGCGGTGGAGTACGTGAAGAAAGTGGGCCTGAAGACCTACGAACTGCCGGATGATCCTGCTGCCGAACCGGTGGCCAAGGTCAACAGGACGAACATGTTCTCCGACCTGATGAAGCTGCACAACACCGGCTACATCCAGTACCCGCGCCGGGATGCGGCGCCGATCATGGATGTGTTCAAGGAGCAGGTCACCAACGTCAAGAAAATCTCCAGGGAAGACGGTACCGGGGACATGATCGAGGTCATCGTGAAGACCGGCCCAGACCACTTCGGGCACAGTCTGAACTATACCTATTTGGCATTTCTGATCGCGTCAGAAGGTGGACGGTCACATGTGGTTGGCGCGTTACCAGGGGTCTCCGGGGTGAAAATGCGGGACTCCGATTTCGATGAGGATGCTGAGCGCCTGAGAGACCCGTTGGCGGGGTATAGACGGTAACTTCAACCTTTGTCCAAATGTACATTTGACACTTAGGCACAAACAAATGTACATTTGGACATATACCAACTAGCTTCTGACCAAAAGTGACCAACATGACCACACCTGTTAAAATGGATGTAATGCCGCACAAGGCATATTGCGCCCTGATCGGTAAGGGCGATCAGTACGTCAAAGGCAAGATCAAAGACGGCAAATGGGAGGAGGGTGTTCAGTTCTTCCATGATCCCGATGGCCAGATTTGGGTCTCTCTATCAGGTGTGGAAGCGTGGGTGAAAAGCAGTATCCAACGGGCGTCCGGCCATACGGCTCAGGCATCCAAGTCCGTTTCAGCTGGGACAAGAAGCGGTACGAGCCAATCTGGCCGCGCAAGCCGAGCCCGAAAAACCTCGCAGCAGCCTCAGCCCTTCGTGCTGAGATAATCCTACGCGCCAAAAGCGGGATACTCTCACTGGAATATCTCGCTGACCACTTCCCTGAATACGCCCACGCCAAAGAGCACTCTGAAGCCAATCCAAAGTACCTCCTCTGCACCCTGGCACAGGACTTTCTCGATAACAGCGGGATGCCTGCCAACAGCAGAACTTCATACCGTCAGCAGCTCAACGCCTACGTGATGCCAGAACTGGCCCAGATTGATGTTCGATATTGCACAGAGGGTGACCTGGTGGCATGGAGCCGGGCGCAGAAGTTCACATCACAGTCAGTTCGCAACCTTGCCTACAGTGCCTTGCGAAAGGTCATGGCCCTGGCCGTCAGCTACGGCTACATCTCCAAGTCTCCAGCAGAAGTGCTCAAGATCACCAAGGACAATGACACTGAACCTGACCCACTGACCCCCGAAGAGCGGGACGCAGTTCTCGCATGGCTGGAGAAAAAGTACACTGGCCGGCAGCGGTCGATCTACCTGTACTACGTGATCGGTTTCTGGACAGGGATGCGGCCAAGCGAGATGATCGCACTGGAACAGCGGGACGTGATGCTGAGCACCGGACGAGTGTCAGTGTCGAAGCTCATTTCAAAAGGGCAGGTGCAGGCGTACACCAAGACCAAGAAAAACCGGATCGTACTGATGAACGAATTCTCTCGCCAGGCGTTTGAGGAGCTGCTGGAATTGGGAAAGGGCAATCCTGTTTCCCATAGGCTACTCTGGACGTACCGGGCGCCAGAGGGATTCAAGAGCCTCACCACGTTCCGTGATCGGCTGAACCAGGCGTTCGTGGAGTCTGGTATTCGTGTCAGAAGCACGTATTCTATGCGCCACACCTATGCGTCGGTGTGCCTCATGGCAGGCATCACTCCTGCGTTTGTAGCTCAGCAGTTGGGAAACACAGTGCCGGTGCTTTTGAGCCGGTATGCGAAGTGGATCAGCTCCGATGCCGACATGCTTGAAATGTCGAAATTGGGAAAATAATGGGAAACGAAAAATACCGACGCTTGTAACCGCCTGATATTAAAGGCGTTTTGAAAACCTATTGATAAGACATGGATATCAACGCTAACCCGTCTCGACCCGCCACGACCCATAAAACAATCACTTACCCATCATTTTGGTTCGATACGGTGGGAAAGTTGGGTTCAGTTTTGGGAAAACAGGCCTTTTAAAAGTCCATTTGGGAAAAAATTTGGGAAACTGGGAAAGGTCATAATTGCCTGTATGATAACCTGATTTCTTGACAGGCTTGTACAAATGTACATTTGTACATAAAATGGCGATCATGTACTCCATGGTGATCGTCAATGGCCGCAGTCTCGTCAGGTAAAAAGCAGCAAGTCATCTTGCCAAAGCGGCAGGTTGGCAAGGTGCGTTCCGGCACTCCTTATGCAGGGGAGCGGGACTCTGACATCTCAAATCCGTATGAGCGGTTTGTAGAAGAGCTGTCCAGCGTCCTCCGTAAGCGAGGGGACTCCACAGCGATCATCCGGGCGCTCGCCGCCCAAGACGGCATGATGTCCACCGCCGTCTACTCCATGGTTCAGATTGCAAAAACCGAACACGATGTAATCGCCTACGACAGCGAGACCAACGCTGCATCGAAGGAAGGTACGTTGATCGCCCAGTACATCATGGGACTGATGGATACCCTCAGCGATTACAGCAAGGGCTTCAACCACAAGCGCTCGATCAACGCCGTCAAGGAAACCCTCATCCGCGAGGTGGGCCTGACAGGCGGCTGCGCAGGTGAGCTGGTCCTGAATGATCAGATGCTGCCAGATCGCATCCAGGTCGTCGCCTACAACACCCTCAGCAAGAAGTCTGATGGTAAGGGTGCCTATTACCCGACTCAGAAAGCCTCCAGCGGTGGCGAGGATGTGAATCTCAACATCCCGACGTTCTTTGTGGCTGAGAGCAACCTGGAAGCCGAAGACGCCTACGCATTTTCTCTGTTCCGCGCAGGTCTCAAGCAGTCGTTTATGCTGCAGGAATTCCTGGAGGACACTCGCCGTGGCGTTCGCAAAACCGGACACAGCCGTCTGGTCGCCAAGCTCATCACTGAGCAGATTGCAGCCACAGCCAGCCAGGAAACCAAGAACGACCCCAAGAAAATGGCGGCGTACCTGGCGCAGGTCAAGGCCGATGTTGAGACAGCGCTTGCCGGTATCGAGCCAGATGACGCAGTGGTGTCGTTCGACTCTGTAGAGTTCAGCGTGGAAGACACCGGGGGCAACAAGTCTGACTACGCACCACTGCTGAAACTGCTCTCGAACATGACCGGCAGCTCTATGAAGACCCCAAGCTCCATCTCTGGTCTTCGCACAGACGGCTCTCAATCATTGAGCAATGCAGAGACGCTGACTTACCTCAAGATCGCCAAATCCCTCACCGCCCCGGTAGAAGACCTGATGAGTCGCATCCTGACTCTGGCAACCAGGCTGTACGGTCTCCCGGTGTACGTGAAATTCAAGATGCGCGAGATCGACTTGCGCCCTGACAGCGAGCTGGAAGCCTACAAAACAGCTCGCCAGAACAGAATCCTTCAACTGCTGTCGTTCGGCCTTATGGACGATGTTACCGCCCGGTGCGACCTCGGCATCCGAATCACTTCGGACATGACAGAGCTGGCAGGAACCGGTTTTTACACCGCCTCCCAAGGTGAACCAGAAGCACCCGTAGATCGGGCAGATGCAATGGGCAAAGACCTGAATCCAGGTACACCAACCAAAGCAGGGGGCTCCGATCAGTGAACCTGAAATCTGAGGTAGACGGCCTATGACGGGCAACATCTGGTTCGGGGATTACGCCAGCTACATGGGGTACCTCGACAAACTCAAAAAGATCGACGATCCGGCTTACATGGCCACCATGCGCAGCATGTGGGAGTCAGATCGCAAAGAACAGGATGAAGACGAAGAGTACGAATCCTGGCTGCTGGAGCGTCGTGGCAACACTGCTGTTCTGAATGTTGCCGGTGACTTGGTGAATACCAAGGCTTGGTACAACGAGTACCTGGGAATGGTCTCCTATGAGGAGATTCAGGAAGCCTTGGCAGAGGCGGGCGCCGACGAATCGGTGGACCAGGTGCTGATGCACTTCTCCACTGGGGGAGGCACCGCTTCTGGCATCAAGGCTGCAGGCGATTACATCGGGTTCTTCGACCAGAACGTGAAACCCGTCTACGGCTACACCGCCACTGCAGCCTTCAGCGCCGGTTACTGGCTCGCCAGCTCCACCCGCAAAATCACTGTTGACGAGATGGGTCAGCTAGGCTCCATCGGCGCCGTGAACGTCCACGTCTCCTACAAGGGGATGCTGGATAAGAACGGCGTGGTCTACACGATTCTGCGCGAAGGCGAGTTCAAGGCGCTGGGCCACCCGGCTGAAGACCTGGATGAGAAATCCAAAGCCTACTTCCAAGACAAGCTGGCAAAAGCCAACTCGTTCTTTATCGAAGCCGTTGTCCGCAACCGCAACGTGTCCCTGGCATCTCAGGCCGATTGGGGCGAAGGCAAGACTTTCTACGGGCGCGAGGCATTGAACCTCGGTCTCGCAGATGAGGTAGCGACCCTGCAGGACTTGCTGGGACGTTTTCAAGTATCCCGATCCGGCGACGGACGGACAATTTACGGAGGCACTATGCCTAAAGAAAAGCTGAAGGCCGAAGAGGCTCAGCAGGCTCCGGCCCCCTCCGATAATGGAGCGGTCGCCGGTCAGGGCTTGGCTGAGGGGCACCGAGAGGCTGTTGCCGGTCAGGGCTTGGACGATCTGAGCCCGGAGGGTCGTGCGGACCTGTCTGCTGAAGAACTGGCCAAGCTCGAAGCTGGCTTGCCAATCGACGAGGGCCTGGTAGCCAAGGTCACCACGACCTCACCAGAAGCAGGCGAAGGAGCCTCTGCTGGTGAGGAAGGTGAAGAACTGGTCAACCCGGTACCTGAAATGGGCGAAGAACTGAAAACTGCACTGGCTGAGCGTGACGCTCTGGCTGAGAAGCTACAGGCAGCTGAAGAACTGAATACCCAGATGAAAGGCATTGTCCTTGAAGCTGCGAACAAAAAAGTGATCGCCATGGGTGGCATTCCTATGGACTTGGACTTCTTGGATTGCGCAACCGCAGTTCAGCATTACGAGAAGGTCGATACCAAGTTCAAATCAACTTTCAAGGTTGGGCAGCGTTCCGTGTCCCCGGACACTGACAAGCCTGAACCTGAAACCGGTGCTGGTCTCTCAGCCGCTCCGACATTTGCTGAGCGTGCAGTCGCTCATAAACGTAAGCAGCCTAAGTAACGACTTAGAAAGCAGACACTAAAGAGGAAACAGTCATGCCTGCATTCAAGCACACAATGCTGACCACCACGCCGGCTGAGATGGACATTATCTCTGCAGCTATCGGTGACGACACTAACCAGGCTCGTTCTGAGCTGGACTACGGCAAGGCCGTTGTAAAGGGCGATGCCCAGAATTTCGTACTGGCTCCGGCCGGTGCGGAGATTGAAGGCTTCATCGACTCTGTTCGCGGCGACACTGTGAACGAAGGTTACTCCTTCGGTGGTATCCAGCGCCGCAAGCGCATCATCGCTGAAGTAGGTGCCAACCAAGGCGCAACTGAAATGGCAGTCAACGACTTCGTAGTCGCTGATACGCAGGTACCGTTCGGCACCAAGGGCTATGCCCAGGTGAAGACAGGTACTCCGTCCAAGTTCCTGTGGCAGGTCTTGGCAATCGAAGGCACTGGCGTAGCCGGTGACAAAGTGCTGCTGGAGCGCCAGTAATTCACTGGCTCCCTAACCAAAGACCATTTTGAGGAACTGAAAAATGCCTGAAGCTATTATCAAGTACCGCAACACAGAAGGTAAGCTGGTCGAGAAGAACATCGACCACACTCTGTACCAGGAAGCTGCCGACAAGAAGGTGGACGTGCCGACTCTGCTGATGCACAAGTGTGCAGATGCTGACCTGGACTACGGCACCCCGTTTGAGCAGGCTCTGCTGCACTCCGGCATCATGGCGAAGAAAGATCGCCCGGCTGGCATGATCGCACCTTCCATGAAGGACGTTCTGAGCGGCAACGTCGGTATCGACATGAACGCTGTCCGTGCACCGGACGGCACCAATAACAACATCAGTGCTCGTATGCTGTTCCCTCAGGTGATCCTGGAGACCATGCGTGACTACCTGATCGAAGACCAGTCCGACTTCCTCGACGGCTACAACCAGATGGTTGCGCTGACCGAGAACGTGGCTTCTTCCCGCGTGGATCAGCCGACCATCGACACTCGTGCGAACGAGAGCGTGGATTCTCAGCAGATCGCTCAGTTGGCGGAACCGGCCAGCCTGGTAACCATCACTGTTGGCGATACAACTCACCGTATCCCGACTGACTCTATCGGTCTGATGGTGTCCGACGACGCGCTGGAAGCAACCAGCCTGGACCTGGTGAACCTGGCGATGTCTGCCCACGCTCGTGGCAAGCGCATCCGCATGGTCGAAAGCAACATCCGCAACATGGTTCTGGGTGACAAAGACCTGGGCATGTCTGCGCTGCCGACTGTACAGGCGAAGTCCTTCGACTCGTCAATCACCGCTGCTGGCAAGATCAGCCGCAAGGCGTGGATCAAGTGGCTGCGTTCTGAGTACCAGAAGCGCTCCCTGAACGGTGTGATGATGTCTCTGGACACCGCCATCGAACTGGACGAAACCCTGGTGGCCCTGAACCACAGCACCGACCGTCGTGAAACTGCTGTCGGCTTCGGTATCAGCAACCTGAACATTGCTCCGCCTCAGATTCTGATCGTTGACGAAGCTGTTGTAGGTGCCGGTACTATCGTCGGCCTGGACACTCGCTACGCGATCCGTCGCATGGTGAACGTGTCTGCATCCTACGAAGCCATCGAGAACTTCGTACTGCGTAAGGCCAAGGCATTCCGTGTTGACCACGGCGAGATGTCCCGCCGCCTGTACGACGATGCCTGGTCTGTGATGACCCTGACTGTATAAGGCTGAAGGGGGTCGAAGGGCCCCCGTTATCACTGGATAGCGATTAAAGGAGAAGATCATGGCACTAGCCAAGAAACCCGCCGCTAAAGCTCAGGAAACTGAAACCCAGGAGCCTCAGACTCAGGCGCAGGAAACTGAAACCCAGGAGCCTCAGACTCAGGCGCAGGAACCTGAAACCCAGGAGCCTCAGACTCAGGCTTCAGGTTTGGCCAAGTTCCAAATGGAGCGTGGTGCGTATCTGGTACAGCCGTCCACTGGCATTCGTATTTCTCTCAAGGAAGTGCGCGAGCTGAAAGACGACAGCTGGGCAGAACTTCAGGTAGGCGCAGGCTTGCTGAAGCGCGTCAAGTAATCGGGAGCGGCGATGATGGATATTCTGGGCATTGTGACACTTGCGACAATTAGGTCCACTTTGGGCATGTCTGAGACTGATGCTTCAGATGCTGTTATCGCCAACCTCAACCTGCAAGACGAAGTTGAGATCGACCTGCAAAGCTGGTTACCCGATTTTCAGGCCGTGATCGACGACACTTGGAGTGCTCAGAGCGCAGATGTACGCGAGTTCGTATTCCTGCGTCTGAAGGCATTCGTGAAATACTACGCCTCCGCAGTTTTGGCTGAGTCAGCCCCCGGTCTGCTGTTACGCCGGATCAGCGACGGAGAGAACGAGGCACAGCGTTTCGACTCTGTAAACCCAACGAAGCTGGCCGGCAATCTCTACCAGAAAGCTGACCAGTTCCGGCAGTCGATTGTCGATAAATTGGAGCCTCTGTCAGCCGGTACGTTCCCGCTGTTCGGTGTGGTTAACTCCTCCTATGACCCGGTAACTGGCGAATGAACCTTGGTCGCGTAGCAACTCACTTCAACGCGAACGAGTTCGAGTACCTGGACCCGGTAACCCGTCAGTGGGTCGATGGATTTTCAGGGCGGCTCGCTGCATCAGATCGGTTCTTGTCCAACTTCAACCGGCCGACCCGCAAGCGAATGCTATACTCCTCATTCGACCTGAACTTGCAGCCCTACGATGTGATCAGGCTGAAGACCACAGGCGAAGTCTACCTGTTGGGGGTTTCCAGAAAGGACACCCTCTGGATGGACAAGGTGACCCAGCTCACCATCTGCCACATGGTCACGCCAGACCTCTCTGCTGGTATCGCAGCCATTGACAGGCCCGCCGTGCTGGGAACTGGTGACGACTTGGGCTGGGTAGTCATGCAGTCGGCAGGGGTAACGTACCTCGATCTGGAGCTGCGGACCACGGCCACAGAGCCAGGCTCCAAGGAAACCCAGATCGGCCACTACTTCGGCTTTGCAGAGGCGCGTGTGGACCTGCGAGACGGGGATCGTCTGACACTCAACGGCGTAACCTACGTCGCTGACGAGGTGGCCTACGACTCTGGCCTAAGACTGCTCCGGCTGGCCAACCGAGACGTGCACTACGTCGATATGGTGTTCACCATTGGCTCCGGCACCAAGACCTACGACAGAGTTACCGGCCAGTACACCAGTGCCCCGGTTACCCGCAATGTAAGTGGCATCCTCACTGACTTGCACAACTCAGACGACGGGTTCTCCAAAGACTCTGCAGACTATACCGAGGTGAGGATCGAGCTGGATCATATCGGATTTGAACCCAAACCCAACATGGCAGTGGAGCTGAAGGGTAAGTCGTACACGATCAGTTATGTCCAGCAGGCGGAGTATCGCCGGCAGTGGATTGTGAGGATGAAGTGATGGCCACGGTATCCCGCTTCAAAGAGCAGAACCAGAAGTACATACAGGGCTTTGCAGCTGGTATCAGGAACGCCTCTAAATACATAGCTGAAGCAGCCCTTAAAGAGGCGTTTCATCAAGCCGTGACTCAGACGGAGCAGGACTCAGGTAACGCTGCTTGGCACTGGACTGTCGTCGGGTTCAGAAAGGGTGAGGGTTCTGGCAGGACTGAGTTCTCTGTGAAGTACGGAATGGCCCCGATAGGCGATAAAGGCACGGCCGGAGCAAACCGAACCGCTGTGGAAGCCACAACCCTAAAAGAGGGGTTCGAGATCATCCACGTAATGCTGTTCCAGCAAGGGAGGACCGCCTTCACCATTTTCAATGGAATACCCGAAGGCAGGTATGCCTTGAATGCGGGCATCGACACTGAAGCTATGGCCGAAATAACGGCCCACGCCATGGAAAAAGCCAAGATAGCCGCGAAGAAAGCCACCAAATCCTCAACCTTCTTCGGATACGGCGAGGAAGAGTACGTCGCCAGCGGCGGCAAGCTGACGCAGGTCTACTGATGCCAACAACACTCCCACAAGTAAAACTGGCCCTGATCAACCACCTGCTCGACAACTGGCCGGCAACACCTATCTGCGAGTCAGGTGCCAGCGGCGTAGACATCTCTGGTCAGGTGCAGGACAACCTGTTTGACAGTGAGTACGAATTTATTGAAATAGACATCGGCCTCACCGCTCGCGGTGCGGCCGGCGTAAGCAGGCACTCCGGTACCCGTGTGCTTGCGTACCTTGATGTACAAATGTACATAATGCCTGGAAGTGGTACCATGCGGTTGGCCGAATTGGAAAGCCAGCTATACCCGCTAGTTGAGAGGAAAACGATAGGCGGAGCGGAAATCCGTAACGCCCAAGGACAGTCAAAACCCTACGAATTCCGGGGAAGGCTGACCAAGATCGTTTCATTCCCAATCGAGTATTTTGAAACAACCTAAGAGGTGACTTATGAGTTTTACAGACTCGAATACATCACAGCTGGCATACGCGATTGATGCGGCTACCACGCTGGCTGACCTGACGGCAACTGAACTGAAGCCGATCAACATCCTGAACGACAACCTGAAGCCGACGATCAGTGCCAAGACTTCAGACGACATCCGTGACGACGGCCAGTATTCCACTGCCCGCACCATGGGTGGCTCTGCAGGCGGCGCGGTTAACATGAACTTCCGCTACGGTGAATACGATGACTTCCTCCGCGCTGCATTCCGCAACGACTGGGTGGAAGACACCGCCGACGCCACAGGCAAAACTCACGTTCTGTGGAACGGACTGGAGAAAGTCCCGTTCTTCTTCGAGCGTAAGCTGAAGCGCCTGGACGACGCCGGTAATGAATGGAACGACTTCAGACGTTTCTTCTCTCAGTACCTGTCCACTGCGACGCTGAACCTGCCATCTGAAGACTGGGTAAGCCTGAACACCAACTTCCTGGGGCTGGGCTTCGCCTACGACGAGCAGGACGCCTCCGTTGACCCGAAAGCAGGTGAGATCGCTGGCATCACCTACCTGGCGCGGGGCAACAGCGACCCCATCGACTCGTCCAACTCGATCACGTCAGTAATTGTGAAGGATGACCAAGGTGTGTCCATGGACCTGGTGTTGGAGCAGGGCTCTGTCGAGTTCAACTCTAATCTACGGGAAGACAAGGCAGTTAGCCACCGGTTCTCTGCCAACATCGGCTTTGGCCGATTCGGCTGTATGATGAACGGCACGTTCTACTTCCGCAACCAGGGCGTTCTGGACGCCATGTGGAACGACAAGAACCTGTCCGTCGAAATCACCTTCACTGTGAACGGCAACGCTTACACACTGGTAATGCCGTCAGTGCGTGTGATGCAGAACGATGAAGACGTTCCGCAGGTGGATGTGACCATGCGTTCCCCGGTGCAGATGCAGGCGTTCCCGAAGACCGTTACGGTCGCGGGTGCCCCGGTCAACTGCACTGCTTACCTGGTTCGCGTAGCAGCCTAAGGTTGCTGGTCAATAACTAGACAGCCGTTCCGGCTTGTACAAATGTACAAATGTGCTGTAGTATCTTATGCACATTTGTACATTTTTCTTTTATAGGGTAGACCAATGGCATTTTGCATCCATAACACTGTCACTGACGAAAAAGCTGAAATCGAAGGCATCTGGATGGACTACGATGGAGGCAGTCGTGTGAAGCTGGCCCGCTTCAACAATGAAAAAGCCCAGCGTATGCGCATGGAGTGGTACCAGGAAAATAAAGCCCTGTTGGAAGCCCTGGCCGATAAAGGCGAGGAAGGTGAACAGCAGCGCGAAGACCTGTTTAAGGCTGGCGAAGCCAAGATCATGTCTGAAGCAGTTCTGCTCGACTGGGACGGCTTTGAAGACCTAGAAGGCAAGAAGGTTAAGCACACTCAGAATACCGCTGAACAGTACCTGCTGCTGTCCAAGGATTTCCGCAAGGACATGAGCATGATGTCCGGCAACCGCGACAAGTACCTGCTGAAAAACCTGCAGGACGACGTTGAGGCCGCAAAAAAGTCGTAAGCTGGTACGCTCGTCATGGGGATGTCAATCTGGCATCCCTTCACGAGGCCTGGAGACGGTGGGGAGAAAAGCCGAAGGTACTTCAGGAACACGACGAACTCCCGCATTTGCCGTCGCACTTCAACGAAGCCTTTCATGTTTTCAACTTCCTCAAGCAGCTAAGACCCTCCAATGAAACGGGCTACCAGCCTATCCCTCTCACCGATGTACAAATGTACATTTGCACAGTCTTGCGGTATTCTGACCCCGTTTATACCCGGTGGCTCACCGAGGTTGTCGTGGGCTGTGACGCCGCCGAACGCCGGGTAATTTCACAGAAGCTCTCAGAGAAGCAGGGTACTTAATATGGCGTTTGTTCTCGATGTCGCTCTCGAAGGTGAACAGAGTATTCAGCAGGCGATAGCTCGCATCGGGAAAACGCTGGAAGACGCTGGGAAAGAGGCGCAAGACCTATCTATAGCCGCTGAGAAAGCCGTCAAGGTGATAGGGACGGACTACGCAAAGGCAGCTGCTAACGCAGGAGCTGCAACCGGAAGTCTGGTTAAGGGCCTTGAAGCAGAAGCAAAACTCCTTCAGGAAACCTGGCAGAAAACTCAGAAGTACAACAATGTGCTGAGGGACCAGCAGAAGTTGCAGCAGCTGGTCCATAAGTCCTCCAAAGATTACAGCACCGCCCTCGAACAGCAAATCATGCAGATGACTCACGCAGGTATGCGTACAGCTTACTTGCGTGAAGCTGAGATGAAACTGGCTGAACAGCACAGAAAGCTGCAAGCCGAAGCCTCGCTGTTCAACACCACCATGGCTCAAACTGTACGAGGCATGGAAGCACAGCTAAAAGCCGCAAAGGCCACTGAGGAATCCGACCGCAAACGGACACAACGGGTCAAAGACCTCACTGCCGAACTGAAACACCTCAGCACCCAGGAGGGCAAAGACGCACTGCTGCTTGAGCATAAAATCAAGCTCGCAAAGGAAGCAGCGCTCGCTGAGACAAAGAGAAAAGAACGGATTGGTGCCCTTCGTTCTGAGCTTCGCTACCTCGCCTCTGAGGAAGGCAAGAAGGCAGAATCGCTCGCCCTTCAGGTCAAGCGCTCGAAGGAAGCGGCCGTCGCTGAAGAGCAGCGTAAAAACCGACTGAAGGACCTTCGGGCCGAACTTCGCCAGCTATCGACTGAGGAAGCCAAGAAAGCCGCCTCCCTTGAACTGGCAATCAAGCGCCAGAAAGAACTGGCCACAGCGGACGAGCGCCGCAAGAATAAGCTCAAAGACCTTCGTGCGGAAATCAGATTCCTCAACTCTGAGGCTGGCAAGAAAACCGCCTCCGAAGAACTGACTCTCAAGCGCACAAAAGAACTGGCCACTCAGGAGCAGCGTCGGGCAAACCGACTGAAAGACCTACGCGCTGAACTGCGGTACCTGAAGTCAGAGCAGGGGCAGCTTGCCGCTGAGCTGGAACTGTCTGTAAAACGTCAGAAGGAACTGGTCACAGAGGAGCAGCGTCGGAAGAACCGCCTCAAGGACCTTCGGGCAGAGTTGAAGCACCTGAACTCCGACGAAGGTAAGCGGGCGCTGTCTATTGAGCGTCAGATCAAACGCCAAAAAGAACTGGCCGGGCAGGAAGACGCCCGTCGAAACCGTATCAAAGACCTACGCGCTGAACTTGCCTACCTGAACTCTGCAGAAGGCAAGCGTGGTGCAGTTCTGGAGCAACAGTTGCGTGGGCAGCGGGAACTGGTTGTCGAGGAAGAGAAGCGCCGCCAGACGCTGCAAAAGCTCCGTTCTGAGCAGGCGTTCTTGAACTCTGAAGCCGGCCGGCAGCAAGAACTGCTGAAGGCCGAGATCGCTCTGAAGCGTCAGCTCATCCAGGAACAGGTAAAGCAGAGCAGTGAGCTTGCCAAGGCCAGAGCGGCCCGAGACCAATACAATTCTGCCACCCAACGTAACATTGAGCTTGCTCGCCTGGAGCTGGCTGAAAAGAAAAAGGCAGATAAGGCTTGGGCCGAAGAGCAGCTTGGCATCAAGAAAACAACGGTTGCGGTGAACGATCACTCAGATAGCATCCGCAAGCTGAAAGCCGAAATCCAGTTCCTGCAGACCGCTCAGGGTAAGGAATACATGGAGCTTGAGCGGCAGAAGCGCCAGCTCAAACAGACCCGTGACGAACTCCTGAAGGCCGGCACCGCTACTGACCGGTTCAAGCGTAGCGTTCGTGAACTCACCACAGCTGTCAACCTGTCCAATCAGGCTACAGCTGGCTTCCGTGCTGGCCTTGCAGGTATCGGCACCTCATTCGGCATGTTCACCAGCTCAACTATCCTATTCGCCTCTGCGGTGTATGGGGTAGGGTCCGCGCTGAAAAGTTCGATCCAGGCCGGTGCCGAGTTTGAGTCTCAGATGGACCGTGTTAACGCCATCATGGACGCCTCCGGCGCGAACACAATCCGCTTGACGGAGGAAGTGCGCTCTCTTGCAGAGAACACTGTGTTCACGGCGCGTGAAGTCTCTGACGGCCTCATGTACCTCGGTATGGCGGGCCTGAAGACAGAAGACGCTCTGACTGCCTTGGAGCCGTCTCTGAGACTGGCGTCCATCGGCATGTTGGATATGGGCACCACTGCCGACATCGTGACCAACATCATGGTCGGCATGGGCCTTGAAGCCGGGCAAATCAGTGAGATCGTGGACGACATGGCCACGGCTATCACGAACTCCAACATGGACGTTCGACAGCTCGGCAACGCCATGTCCTACGTGGCACCGCTGGCACGAGAGGCTGACATCTCCCTGCAGGAGATCACTGCATCCCTCGAAGTCCTGCACAACACCGGTATCAAGGCGTCTCGTGCGGGTACGGCGATGCGTACCTCGATGTTGTCCCTGCTGGCACCCACGGCCGAGGCCATGGAAGTCCTGCAGCGGTACGGTATTCAGGTAGACGACAACTCAGGTCGGATGCGCAACTGGACAGAGTTGCTGACCGAGATGGCCGGCGCCCAGATGACGCTTTCTGACATCGAGGCGATTGTCGGCAAGCGTCAGGCAGCTGGCCTGAAGGCTATGATCGACTCTGCAAAAGCGACAGACGCTGCAGCTGAGAAAGCTAAGAAACTGGGCATTGAAGTCGGAAAGTCCGCATCAGAGTTGAAGGTACTGACCCAGCAGCTGCATGAGAACGCAGGCGCAGCAAAGATCATGCAGTCTATCATGGAGGACAACCTTCGTGGCGACTGGCTGAAGCTCCAGGCAGCTATTGAGGAAAAATACCTCGAATTCTACGACATGAACAAGGAAGAGCTGCGGTACCTCGTGCAGGCAGCTACTGACTTCGTGAAGTCCCTGGACATCAAGGATATCAACGAGCAGTTCAGGACGATGGCCGGTTGGATAGCTGAGATCGTCCAGCTGTTGGCCGCTGCCAAAGCCGGTATGTTCGCACTTGGTGCGGTCAACATGATCGGTACAGGGGTCAACGCAGCGGCCTCATACGGAGCCCTCGGTGCTGAGTGGCTGCGCGGCCGCAAGGCGTCCAAGAGTGGCAACCCGGTCCAACTGTACACAGGCCTGAAACAGCAAACTGACAACCGTATGCTGGCCGGCATGATCATGTCTGGTTCGGAGAGCCGAAAGTACACCCAGACGATCCCGGGTGCACTTGCCTCCACCGGTCAGATCGTGTCAAGCGTCACGCCTATAGGTGCCGGCAGAACGCTGTTGGCCAAAGGCCTGCAGTACGGGCTGCAAGGACTTTCGGTAGGCGCTGCAGGTTACGGCGCCTACAGCATGATGAATTCTGGCGGCGACTACCTGGAGAACAACTTTGGGCTTGGCCGTGAAGGTGTTGACTATGCGATGGAGAACCGCCTGTCCCGGTATCGGGACATGGAAGCGGATCAGCTGATTGCTGAGTACAACTCCATACAGGGTGCACTGGAAACCACTGCTACTGCCTACGCGATGGCGCAAGAGGAACTGCACAAGCATCTTGCACTTGAGAACCTGGAGGAGGCAGACAAGGTTCGCTCCACAATGGAGCAGCAGACGCGGCAGGCTGAGGAGCTTGCTAGAGCACTGCAGGCGGCGGGCATAGCCAAAGAGGAGTCTGGGCTGTTCGGAAGCCAGGCCGAGGCCGAGATGGCTCTGGCATCAGCCGGCGCAGAATATCTGACGATGCAGGCCAGCTTCCAGAACCTCTCGAAACTGTTTGTAGAGGGCAAAATAAGCGCTGAGGCGCTGGAACAGGCCCAAGAGGGCGTCAGGGTCAAACAGGCTGAAGTTGCTAGGCTCGCAGAAACTGTAAATACCTACAAAGCCCAAACAATCAAGCACGAGCAGGCACTTAAAGCCGCAAATGAAGACACCGCAAATAAGTCAGCGGAGGTAGTCCAGTCGTACCGTGACCAGAAGGCCGAACTGCTTGGGCAGGTCAGCCTTCAGGACAAGCTGAAAGCGGTTCGTGCAGAGCGCCTGCAGCTTGAGCAGGAGTACCTTGGAGAAGAACAGAAGGGCCTCAGCAACACCAACAACGCCAAGGAACGTGCACTCAAACTGCTGCAGCAGGAAGAACGAATCAAGGGCCAGATTGCTCAGCAGAACGACCGCGCCGTAAAGGACGAGCAGAGAGCGAACGAGCAAGCTGCCAAGTCCCTTGAGCAGACGCTGAAGCGCAAGGAAGCCCTGGAGTCCCAGTACGCCTCAATTGAGTACATCAACGCCGCATACGAACGAGGCGTCCTACTGCTGGATGACGAGGAGTACCAGCGCGAACTGGCGATCAAGCAACAGGAACGCCAAATACGCCTGGCTGAAGAACAGCTCTCCGCTGCCATTGCTCTCGGCAAGGTCGGAGAGGATGGCATCGCTGACCTTGAGGACCGAGTTAAGGTAGAGAAGGAAATACTGATTCTGCTTGGCCGACAGAAGGTTGAACTGAGTGAAGCGAACCGCTTCGGCCAGCAGCAAGTAGCCTCCTTGGAATCCATGTACTCCACCATCGAGTCCGAAACCGTCGGTCTCCTGGAGCGTGGATTCAAAGACACCGAGAGCTTCTTCGATAGCATCGTAGGCTCATTCAAGCGAATGCTGGCCGAGCTGGCCTACCAAGCTGCTATCAAGCCGATCATCGTCAACATGGTTGCCAGTGTCGGTGGCATGATGGGAATGGGGCCAGCAGCAAATAAATGGGCTGCTGACCAGGGTGTGACCGTTGGCGGCGGCATGGGCAACCTTGTCGATATGGGCAAGAATGCCTGGAACTTCTGGAAGGGCGGCGGTCAGGCCGACGTAAGCTGGTTCAACGATTTTGCTACCAGTGGGATGGGACAGTCGTTAGGGCTAAGCACTGCAGGCACTACGACCATTGCAACCGCGCTTCCAGGAGGTGGGCAGGCCCTGTCATCAGCGTTACCAGGGGTTGAAGGGGCACTAATGTCTCCGGTGGCACCACCAGCTGGTTCGTTCCAGGCCATATCTGGGGGTAGTCAGGTAGTGTCCTCCACAGCGCCAGTCATGTCTGAAGGCGCATCCCTTTTCAGCCAAGGCCTCTCATATTCCCCGTGGGGTGCGTTGGGAGCGATAGGTGGGTCGTTACTTGGGGTTCAGGGCGCAGAGAACCCGTGGGTTAACACAGCCTTCACCACTGGCGGATCAATCCTTGGAGGCATGGCAGGCGCTGCTATCGCAGGGGGCTCTGGTGTGGCAGCCGGCGCTTCAGCTGGGTCCTGGGCCGGCCCAGTAGGAGCAGCTATCGGCGCGGTCCTGGGTATGGCTCTAGGCGGCTCGCTGTTTGGTGGTGACAAGTCCTATCGTATGAGAGGAAGCATCTACACCTACGATGAGGCTGACAAGTCTCCGCACTACACCTACCACCCAACTGCGCCTGACAGTGAAGAAATAAACGCAGTGACTGCGTTTGGCAAGTCGTCTATCCATATAAACAAGTATGGAAAAGTGGAGGACTGGCAAGAGGCACTTGATGCGCTGGTATCCCTCGACGCCCTAATAGCCAGTGGTATGTCGGAAGCTGAAATTTCCGCAGCGAAAACATCCGTAGAAGGATTCGAACGTGGGGGACAGCGAGGCGATCAGGCTCGCATGGAGGAGTTCCTGTACGACAGGTACTCCATAATATCTGAAACGGCAAACCACCAACTGAGTAAGTTTGTTCAGCGTAACACGGATACCACCACTGACCTTGTGAAGTCTTTCTCCATACTTAACGCCCTGAGTAAGGACGGCACTCTGCCCAGTACCATGGGCGGGTTTGTGACCCTCAAGAAAGACACGGATGAGGGTCTGTTCGACTCCGTTGCCAGAAACGCTACTCAGGCTGCGTTCTACCAGCAGGCTGAAGGGTTTTCTATCCCTGATATTTCAAACACCCTGACCGGTGCTTCAGTGGACTGGAGCGCCGGTATTTCAGAGGTGATTGGCCAGGCCCTGGTCCAGCCCGAAGGGCTGGAGGGTAGAGCCAAGGAGTTCGCTGATCTGTTCATCACAGCTGTGACAGCGGACTTGGAATATGTCGCTGAGAGCGCCAATTACGACTTCTCAGGCGACTTGTCAGCGCAGCTGGATCAGATCATCGCTGACGCTATTGCAAGCCTGTCGTCAAAGGACGGCCTCTCAGCGCAGATTCTTGGCGAGTTTATCGGTCGAGACATATACGAAGCGTTCTCCCGAGGCAGTGAGACCCAACTGGAAACAGTCAACCGGGTTGTAGGCTCCTTCGACATGATTTCCTCCGCCTTCGACAAACTTGGCCTGGAAATCGAAGAGGTCGGATTAGACGCCCTTGGCCTGACCGAGCGCATGATTGAGCTTGCAGGCGGGTTCGATGTACTCGCTGCGAATCTGGATAGCTACTACCAGAGCTTCTACAGCGAGGAAGAACGGGCAGCCAATACAATGGCTGAATTGACTGGGGCTCTTGAAGACCTCGGCTACGAGATTCCAGGCACTCGGGCAGCATTCCGTAGTCTTGTAGAGGAGCTTGAACGCGCAGGGGATATTGAGGGCTTTAACACCCTGATCGAGAATAACCAGTCCTACGCTGCGTACTACGCGCAGATGGAGCAGTGGACAGCCTCTTTGTTCGAGGCATACCGTAACACCATTGGGCGAGACCCGTCCGCGATGGAGCTGTACCGGTGGTTGGATAAGCTGAAGACGGGTGAAGCCCTGTTCAGCGATGTTGTGAAGTCCCTTGTTACTGGCCTCTCTGAAGCAACCGAGCACCTGACCCAGCAGGATATTGAAGCCTTCCAGAGCGGCGCACAGGACATCTACGACGCCTACCAGTACACACTTGAGGTAGCCCAGGAAGAACATGCTCTGGCCCTTGAGAGAATCGGCCAGGAAGAGAACCTGCTGAAATCCTTGCGGACTCTGATCGACAACCTGAAGCTCAGCGACATTTCCCCGCTGACGCCGGCAGAGCGACTGGCTGAGGCTCAGAGGCAGTATGCGTCCATCCTCACCGCCGTAGAAGGCGGAGACTTCTCAAGAGCCGGAGAGCTGGATTCCGCTGCTCAGGCTTACCTTGGTGAGGCATCAAGCTACTACGCCTCATCAGGTGCATACGAGAGTATTTTCAACGACGTTCTTGGTTCGCTTGAGAGCTTGGAAAATCAGTACGGCCAAGAGACTGACTATGAGGCTCGAATTGAAGCTGCCAACAACGAGCTGCTGAACACCCAGATTCGGGCAGCTGAACTGCTGGATGCTCAGTTCAAACAACTCGCTGCAAGTGTCGGCCTTGAAGGGGACATCCTATCTGCAATTCAACTGCTGCCACAGGACCTGGCAACTGGCATAGGCGAAGTGGTGCAGGCTATCGCTGCTGGGCAACAGTTGAACCTGGAAGGTATTTCGTCTGAGGTTATAGCAGCCTACCAGACGGTACTTGGAAGGAACCCAGATGAGCAAGGCGCCCAATACTGGCAGGGGCAACTGGGTTCCGGGGTATCCCTCGAAGAGATCGTGAAAGGGATGATCAACTCAGGAGAGTACCGTAGCGGAACAGGTAACTCATACGAGGGATTAGCGCTCTCTGGTATCTCATCCGACGTTATAAGCGCCTACGTTGATCTTCTCGGCCGTGCCCCGGACGCCCAAGGCGCCTACTACTGGCAGTCACAGCTCGACTCTGGGGCATCCGTGCAAGATATGATCGCTGCCATGAAAGCCTCAGGTGAGTACAAGGCCAACGGCTCACACTTCGGCGGCATCGACTCGGTACCCTTCGACGGCTACAAGGCAATACTGCACCGAGGGGAGAAAGTGGTACCTGCTTCCCGCGCCAAAACTGACGCCAATTCGGCGTTGGTAGCTGAGGTCCGGACGCTGCGGGAAGAGGTGGCTCGCCTCCGCTCAGATCAAGAGCGCCACACCCAAAAGATCACCTATGCCTCCTACGACGCAGCGGACAGAAGCTCTGACAAGATCACCACTGCAGTTGACTCAGGCAAAACAAATACGACCAAGCACAAGGTAACTTTACGATGATCTACCCAGAACTCCTCGACTGGATCATGTCGGATGACTCATTACCTACATTGTTGGTGGAGGTACAGGTCACTGACGGAAATGGGGTCGATAGGACACTGTACCTTTCAACCAGTGGGTACGTTACGCACCCTACCGACACACCTGCCTCGGAGGTGTACCTGCCTTGTATTAACAAAATCGGCAGTGTGAAAGAAACCCTGTCGCTAACCGGTTCGCCAGCGCTTACCCCAGGTGACATAGAACTGAACAACAGTCAGTTGGACTTGGACCCGTTCCTAGATTATGTGTGGACCAACAGGCCAGTTAGCGTTTACCTGGGCGATGTATCCTGGTCTCGCTCGCAGTTCAGGTTGGTGTTCTCAGGCGTAGTGGAAGATTTGAGCGTCAAAGGTCGATACGCCTTGAGTATCGAGTTGCGAAGCGTGTTGGACAGGTTGAACTACCCATTAAGTTCAGCAACCCTTGATGACGGAACACCGGTACCGCTTGCGTTCGGGGAAGTGAGCAACGTGACGCCAGTCCTGAAAGACCCGGCGACACTGCTGTACAAGGTGCACACCAGGTCCATAGGGGGCATCGCTGAAGTTCGGGATTCTGGGGTTCCTGTTTCCTTCACCGTATCCGAAACAGATAACTCCGAGTTCACATTAGGTAACGCCCCTTTCGGAGCAATCACCTGCACGGTCCACGGCGACGCCGAGCCAGTGTACGCGGATGACGTAGCTTCTCTGGTGGAGCGAATAGCTACTGAGTTTGGAAACTCTGCAACCCGGCTACAGATGAGCGACATTGACACAGTTGCCATGAGCGCCTTTAAAGCGAGCAGCCCTCAATGCGTCGGGGCGTATGCAACTGGTACGGACAACACTCTAGCAACACTGCAAGCGCTGACATCGAGCTTGGGGGCCGGGGTGGTGGTGGACAAGTTTGGCAAACTGTCGATTGCAAAGTTGAACGACCCAACTGGCAACCCAGTGATGACGGTTACCGATTTCGACATCGAAGAAGGGTCTTTCTACAAAAGTGAAAGGCTCAAACCGATGCCTGTGCGCAAGCTGGCATACAACAGGAACTACACCCCTCAGAGTGACACAGCAGCCGGTATACCGGAGGCGCACAGAAAAGAATGGGCTGAGGAGTGGAAGTATGTAACAGCAGAGAATTCCATCGCTGCCGAACTTTACAGGATCACAGACCCAGCTGAGGATGAGTCAACCTACCTGCAAGTAAAGTCTGACGCCGAGGCAGAGGTGTCCAGGCGGCTGAGTATGTTCGACCGGCAGCGGTACATCGCTAAGTTTGAGGGCCTGCGAAAACTCTTACTGCTGGAGGTAGGCGACGAACTGCTACTGGACTTCAGTGAATTTGACTCCCCTGTACCATGTGTAGTTGTCGGGGTAGAGCCTAATTGGATAGAAATGACGGTACAACTGGAGGTCCTGCTGTGACACTACCTGTGAAGAATACTCGTGGCGCAACTGTAATAGGGTCACAGGTTCGCCTGATGCCGGTGGGCCTGCCCGATAACGTGGTCTTACCCGGCCTGAAACGTCTTGAGCTTACCTCCGATCACCCGTTCTTCAGGTTCGACGAGTACGGTCAGTTCATACCATTCGAGTATGATGAAATCACTGGTGACCCGCTGCCGGGGGTTATCAACGTCCTGGCAGAATTGGTGGCTATTACCGGGGAGGCTGTCTTCACCTGCAGCGACCCGGCCGTAACCCTGAGCCCTATCTTGGACGAAGAATCTGAGGTGGAACCCAAACCGCAGGTTGGCGTTCAGGTCGCACTGAGCGACGTACTCAATGGGCCGTTGGGCATCACTGCCACTGTCGAGGACACCTCCACGTTCAAACCTACACCAGACATTGAGAATGAGGTGTTCACTGCTTCTATCGAAGTGAGCGCCCTGCGAGATGGCCGCACCCCGTTCTCAGTGAGAATTGATGAAGGCCAAGGCACCACGGTGTATCCGTCTTCTGGGCTGGATGCTAACCTGCCACCGCTTGAGTTTGCGGCTGAAGTTACTGGGTTGGACCCGGCAGTGACGGTGTACTACGCATGGTACGTAGACGGTGCCCTAGTGCAGCATACCGACTCAAACTTGCTCAGTGTTCCAACGCCAGAAGACGCCCAGGATTTCCCGTTTGCAGTGGTGGTTGAAATACGCCAAGGTGCGATGGATGCAGAGGTTCTTGGGTCGGACACTGCCTACCTGTCAAAGGTCATCTCAGCGTCATCTGGACTCACTGTTGGCATGAGCAATGAGTCCCACACTGTACCCTTCAGCGGAGGTGTGGCCGATTACACTGGCTCTGGCACTACCATTGAAGTGTGGGAAGGCTCTGTAAAGCTATCAACTGGCTCAGTGGCCGGCACCTTCAACGTAGTCGCCACAGGCTCTGGACTCACCGTAGGGGCCAAAACAACGACCGCTGATGCTATCACCTACGGCGACCACTCTGCGCTCTCAGGGGCGCGTGGGGAGGTCTTGTACGACATCACGGTTACTCGTCTCGATGGCAGTCAACTGTTTCTCTCTCGGAAACAGTCCATCACTGCTGCTACCCAGGGCGAGACCCCTAAAACTGTTTCACTGTCAGGTACCAGGACGGCAGGTGTTTACCAGCCAGACGGCACTCAGCCAGACCCCAGCTATATCACCTTCACGGCGGCGGCTACCGGGGTCTCTGGCACGGTGTATTACCGTTGGCTGGTAAATGGGTCACAGGTTGCGCACTCGACATCCCGCTCTCGGTCTGTATTCCTGCCCTCCACCAAAACATCAGACAGCTTCACTGTAAAAGTGGAGGTCAGAGAAGGCAGCTCCTCAAATCCAGTAGTAGCTACTGACACTATAACAGTGCCACTGTTAAAGGACGGGGTTGATGGAGTAGGGTCTGATGGAACTGATGGTACAGACGGGTCTGACGGTATCTCTGTAGCGCTGAGCAACGAGGCACATGTCCTGCCAACAACTGCAGCAGGTGTTGTTGACTACGTTGGCTCCGGCACCGACATCAGGGTATGGGAGGGATCGACCCCTCTAGTTTATGCAACCTCCGGTGCAGGTACTTTCTCTGTCACAGTCTCTGACACCAACGTGAATGTCGGCAGTGCGTCCACGGTGTCAAGCGTCATTCGGCGGTATGCAAACTGCTACAACATGACAGCGGATCGGGCGGTAGTCACGTTCACTATCGCGGTGAGACCGTCTACAGGTGGCACCCTCTCATTCACCCGCTACCAATCGCTTGCGAAGTCTACAGCGGGTAAGAGTGCCACAGTGACGAATAACGGGAACGGGACTTACACCCTCACTGACGGTAGTGGTAACAGTGTGCTCATCAGCGATGGTGATCCAGGTACTCCGGCGCCTATACCAACGGTCACTGACAACGGCGATGGCACCTACACTATTTCAAACGGCGCTGGGCAGACAGTTGTCCTAAGGGAACCAGTGAAGGGGGTGGACTACTTCGACGGCAACGATGGGTCGTTTAAGAGCTTCATCTTCAGAAAGTCAGCAACCAAACCAGCAACGCCCACCGGAGGGTCTTTCAACGGTTCAACGGAGTCCATACCTACCGGTTGGTACGACACCGCTGCGGGCACTGGCTATACGGAGAGCGACACCGTATGGGTGTCTGAGCGCAGGTACACTCACAACGGTACCTCCTGGACTTATTCAGCCTGGTCTTCCCCGGCTGAGTTCTACAAGAAAGGCGCAACCGGCGATAAGGGAGACACCGGGGACAAAGGAGACACCGGGGACAAAGGAGACACAGGGCCTAGAACAGCGTCATTCTTGATCTACTACCAATCTTCTGCGGCATCAGCACCGGCAGCGCCTTCTGTCAGCAGTGCGTCCTACAATTTCGCTACCGGTGTCCTGAGCGGAGTTTCCACTTCCTGGAAGACAACGCCTCCGGTGTTCCAAGCTGGTAACAGCAACAAATACTGGTACACCAATATCACTGTGACTGAGGCTACATACCAAGGCTCACAAGGGTTCCAAATCGGCACCGTTAAGCAGGGTATTGGGTTCTCAGGCTTGGTCACCTTCTCAGGGGAAACCCTGACGAACGGTACATCTTCGTTTACCTACACCCAGATCGACGGTGGGTGGATAAAGACAGGGACGCTGGATGCTGACAGGGTGGACGCAGATGGGCTGTTCGCTAAGGACATAAACGCAACCGGCAGTTTGGCTTTGGGCACTGGATTCTGGGGCACTACTGGTGTCCAGCTGCAATACAATGGTGGCGCTATACGGGCGTTTATAGGTGACTCAGCTAACCATATAAAATACGAGGCCAACAAGCTGAGCATTAAGTCAGACAGCCTTACCCTGGACTCCAATGGAAACCTGTCGCTATCAGGTTCGTTGAAAACAAGTAACTCAGGTAAGCGGGTGTGGCTAGACCCCGTTGACAACATGCTGAAGTTTTACGCTACAGGGGACATAACCCCATCTGTCACTCTTGGGGCTACTGACTTGGGCGGGGGGATGCTGAAACTTGACCCTGGCAGTAAAACTTTACATGCAATTTACGCTTCAGCTTCTACAGGCACCTATGCAGGGTACGGTTACTCAGCCTGCTACTTATCTGGTAACTCGGTAGGTACGGCACTCACAACCGTGGGAAGTGTAGAAGTTTTCGCTAATTACACTTCCTCTCTTAGCGGGGATTTACTCAACGTCACTTACGAAGGTACAGGTTCTGCAAACATTGCCCAGAGAGCTATGAGGGTAAAGGACAATAGGACCTGGTACCAACCTGCAGTTCTCATTGAAACTCCTAACGGGGCCGGGTTTGGTGTAGATAGCCACTTAGAAGCTGCATCGTTTGAATCTACAGCGGGGTCCTATGTGGTAAGAGCAACGTCCAGCAACGCCATGATAGGCATCTTGGCCCAGATGACCTCCTCCACTGGCAACCCAGTGGCGATTAAAGCAGTCGCTGCCTCAAGCACCAACTCTGAATCCAACTGCGCTATCCTGGCGGAACACACTGGGGGAGGCCCAGCAATCTCTGCGGTAGCGAAAGGTTCTGCCAGTTCTTCCAACCACGGCCTCAGGGCGGTGAAGCAGGTCAACGGCGCTGCTGTGTCCGCCGGGATCGTTGCCGGGGCCAATGCCTTCGATTTTTACGCTGACGGCCCTGGAACTAACTATGGTCCATTCACCGGCTCACATGAGGCCCTGATACAAGACCCTGATAGTGTTGTTGTGGGTGATATTGTTGTGGACCTCTCTTGTATCAACAGAAAGAACGTGTCCAATGCTATTTTCACCTGCGAGCCTTCGTCAGCTGGAAACCTCAAGACAGCCCTTGGTGTAGTAGCGGTTAAACGGGGACTCTGTAACGAGGGCAACATGCCAGCAGCGTTGCAGGTTATTCCTGACACTGCCTATTTCGTTTTGAATGTAAACGCGGTTGGAGAAGGCCTTATCAACGTTTGCGGTGAAAACGGGAACATCGAAGCGGGTGATCTGATTGTAACCTCCAATATGCCGGGGAAGGGGATGCGGCAAGATGACGACATCGTAAGGAACTGCACGGTTGCTCGCGCCAGAGAAGGAGTCACGTTCTCTACGCCTAACGAGGTTAAGCAGATCGCCTGCATCTACCTTTGTGGGTGACTTTGCTCATGTGTTAATGTACATTTGTGCATTATGAGAGGAATGTACAATGCGCCTTGTATACGACAATTTAGCTGATTCAGCGGCCCTGAGCGCCAGTAGCGTATCGGGGTCGCTGGTCGCTGAGAATTTGAAGACAAACTACCGGGCAAAGGTCTGGAGGTCCACTAGCACGTCAGCGACACTCACGGCTACCTTTTCCTCACCTCAGTTCGTCAGCATGGTCGCGCTACCATTCTGCAATCTCACGTCCACAAGCTACATGCGAGTGAAGTTGTTCTCGGATGCGGCCGGCACCTCCGTTGTTTACGACTCGGGCAATGTACTTGCTGTACCTCCAGCCTCATTCGGTAATTTCGGGTGGGGCTCCGAACCATTGGGCGTCAACCACTACACCTATTCTGGAGTAGGGGTATACGCCACCCACTGGGTTACGGCAGGTCATGTCACTTGCCGAAGGGTTGAGGTCGCCATCACCGACAGCCAAAACCCTGCTGGATATTTGGAGGCTTCAAGGCTTGTGATCGGAAACCACTGGTCACCAGAAGTCACGGCTGACGTAGGTGTTCAGCTTGGATTCGATGATCGCAGTTCGCATTCCAAAACCCAGTCTGGCGACACCCGAACTACCCTCCGACCACGGAAGAAGACTCTCAATTTTACTCTCGGTGCACTGACAGACCAAGAAGGTGCCAAGGTTTTCGGCATACTGAACGGCATCCCTCTTGGCAAGCTGCTGTTTGTAAGTCTATTCCCTGAGAACACTGATGCAGGGAAGGAACAGGCTTATCAAATGTTCGGACGCAGGAGCAAAGTGGCTCCTGTAGCACTTGTCCACTTTAACGGGGCGTCACACGCTTTCGCACTGGAGGAAATATGAGCGAAAAGTTGTTCGCCCCCGGCGACCGTGACTACATCGAAAAACTGAACACCCTCCACGAGCAAGTAGTAGCTATAGGCGGCGGAGGTGGAGAGCTATTGCCAAAAATCAGCGAAGACCCAACCAACCGAGCTAAAGCGGGGTCTGACGGTGGAGTCTACGTGTCAGACGACCTTAGCCCCGACCCCCTCGCCTATTACATACTTTCCAGGAGTTAACCTTTATGTCTCTCGAAACAAAACTCGTATCACTTGCCCAGGCAATCGGCGCTGATGTAAAGCTCCTGACTGACAACCAGGGCAGCTTGACGGCCCTATCCACCACGAACAAGACCAGCCTCGTAGCCGCCATAAATGAGATTTTCGCAGCGCTTGGAAGCTCTGGTGCCCAGATTGACGACCAGGCTGGCGATGGCTCTACGCTGGTTACATGGTCTGCAGATAAGATATTTGACACCATTGAAGCGGCTAAAACTGCTGTTAAGAATGAGCTTACAGATGGTGCTGCGGCTGCACTGGATACCCTTTCTGAATTAGCTGCAGCGATTGGCAATGATCCAAACTACGCTGCCACCATTGCTGATCAGATTAGTAAACGAGTGCGATTTGATGCTGCCCAAACACTTACTACAGCGCAGCAGTTGCAGGCGTGTACCAATATCGGCATTGGCAATCCAGAAGTAGATATTACGGCTTCTTATACAGCAGCTCGGGATGCGGTGTAAGCCATGAGTCTGGAGCAGAAGCTGACCGCGTTGGCGGAGGCGATAGGTACGGATGTAAAGGCGTTGCAGCAGGGAAAAGCTGAAACAGATCACAACCATGATGATCGGTATTTCACCAAAACTGAAGTTAACACCATCTCTGAGATGTCTAAGAAGGCAATAGCGTTATCCATCATTTTTTAGGGGTTCAGTAATGGTAAACATTGTAAATGTCACCAGTATCGTAGGCAGAACCTCGACTGTTGCAGCAGCTATAGTCGACAGTGAAATCATATCTAACCCAATAGGTTCTGGGAAAATACTGAAGATCAACACTTTAGCCTGCTCTAACAAGGCTACCGCCAACGAGCATGACGTTAGTGTGTATATCTCAGATGATGGTAATGGGTTGGATTACAGTATTATCTCTAATGCCCCTATACCTCCTGGTGCGACTCTTGTAGTTGTCGGTAGAGACAACTTTATATACCTAGAAGAAGGATGGAGCCTATCCTGTTACGCGTCCGCTGACTCCGTTATTGACGCGATTTGCTCATACGAGGAAATAAGCGATGCGTAGCTCCACTGGCTATAACGGTTACATTGGAAACTTCTTAGGACCAGACAAAGATGTAGCGCAACCTGTACAAGCTGCCAGTCCAACAATGCCTCAGCCGTTAATAAACCAAAACTCACCAACTGCAGCGGATACTTTTACCAACGTATCGTTACCCAATAAAAGAACGGTCTTACTTATTTGGCATTGGGAGGGGTATGCTCCAAACTCTATACCTATGGTTACTGCCATAACCTATGGAAACTTGACAGCCGTTATAGACCACCAAATTTGTTCTATTACTAGAGGCGATGCATATGGCACGGTTGCCGTGGCTCGGCTTGAAAATGTAGACTCTGGCAGCGATACAGTTGTTGTTTACAACACTGCAACTGACCATTTAAGATCGGCATTAACTATTCTCCACAGTGATCAATATCTGAAACCAATTGCGTTTACTCATGATGACTTAGCTCTTGGGACTAAAAGCAATCTAAGTTTTCAACTACCTGACAATCCATTAGGCTTAAATATTTATGCAGTTACATGGTCAGATGAGCGTATGCCAGGAAGTTTTACGTCTGCAACTGAACTGTATTATGCAGATGCCGCAGAATATAACGCTGCATACCAAGCAGCGTTTAGTATTGGGCACAGCTCATCTGCAGAAAGTGTTTATACTACCATTTCGGACGCTTATGATGGTGGCGTAGGGGTAGGTATAGCCTATGAGGCTATAGAAGATAAGCCTGGACCTATTAGTGGAGTTTTACGTGCTGGGGATACTGGTAAAGCGCGAGTGTACGACATCAATGAGTCACATTATTTAAGTTTAATTGGTAAGCTACCTATTTTGCCTCATAGGAGTAGTTGGTTATATATAAGATGGAAAGTCACAGAGGTGGTCTCTATAGATACCTTTGGAGCGTGCCAAGCTGCTGAATTACAGTTTTTTAAAGACGGTGCACAAGTGTCTCTGAGCGGAGCAGTGTTTACAAACCCACTGGGGCAGCAATACAACAACAATACATCGGAGGGGGCGCACGCTCTTTTTGATGGCTCGAATACTACCAAACTGTGCGATGTAAATTTTGAAACCAATGGGTTTATGGTGGCTGTAGTACAAGCTGCTGCGCCTATTGAATTCGACTCTTACTCTTGGGTAACAGCAAGGGACGCATCTAGTAGAGACCCCGTATCTTGGACGATAGAGGTGTCTAATGATGGTGCTTCCTGGTCTGTTTTGGATGAAGTCATTGGCTTCGCCAACACAACTACTAGAGGTCACACCCATGGCCCATTTGTAGTTTCATTCCCAATATAGGTACTAAGAACTTATGCTTTATTCAAAAAATGGCGGCACCCCAAAACCACTACCTTTCAGGTTAGTCCTTCCCGATGGCAGGACTCGAACCGACCCCTCAACATTCACTACTGAAGAGTTGAAAGCTGCGGGGTACGAGGTGGCTCCTGAACGTCCCGAAGAGATATCAGGTCACACCGTCAAGTGGGTTGAAGGGCAATGGGTTCAAATGCCTTTTACTTATGCTGAAGTTCACTCCCTACTACATAGAAAAATAAGCGAAGTACAGCAAACAGCTGTTTCGGCTTACCAAAGGGTTGTGACCACCTCAGATGGCAAAACCTGGCGTGGCGGCAAAGCCTCAGCGGAGTCCATAAAAGGTGCAGTTGATCTCGCGCAATTTGCGGGTGTGGAGGAGATAACCCTACGTGACGCAAACCGCGAGCCTCATGCCATGACTCTGGAAGCGGCAATGGGGGTCGCTGCAGCCATTGCGATGGACTACCAGATGAAGTTTCAGGCCGAGGAGGACGCTCTGCTCGCATTGAGCAAGATAGACCTGGCCGCTGAAGACGCTATCGAGCAGATCGAAGCAGTGGAGTTGGGTGTATGAGGTCTCTTATCACAGCTGCAATTGCAACCTTCTTGGCCGCTTGTTCACTGCAACCTGCAAACACCCTCTCAGTAATTAGCTCCGCCGCCGACCTCTCGTACCACTACGAGTCAGGTCAGGCTGTGGAGTTTATCGACAACGCCACCCTGACCGATCTGGAGGTCACTGTAGTGCTGGAAGCACTGGACCAGATTGACAGGTCGAAGTCCCGGCTCAAAGCGTTCACGGATGAGCCTGAGCGGTTTGTAACCGACATCACCCTGGTGAGCTTTGAATACGCCAAAATAAAGTCGTCCTACCTCAGCATCCGACAGGTTGTGCTGGATAATCGAGAAGAGTACACGCCAGAGGAATGGCGTGTGTTCGAGGAGTTCGACGCCGCCGCTGGCAATCTTGACCAGCGGTTTGCCAGCCTCGTAGCAGCGCTGGAGGCCAACACTGCATTGCAAACTGCGTTCAGGCTGGCTGACACCGCTGTAAAGATCGCAACTCTACTGTGAGGTGACCATGGCCGAGATACAGATTGACCTGTTCCAGTATCGGTCCATACCGCAGAACTTCGGTAGAGTAGTCGCTGTAGATCAGGACAAGGACGCCATCCTACTGCGTGGAGGTCTTGACGCCTATGAGCTGAGCCCCAAGCCAAACGAGTGGCTGGTCACCAGGGACTGGGCATTCTGGTCAACCAGACTGCAACAGGTGATCTACATCCCGGCTTGGTTCGTTACTGATTTGGCGTCTATCCCGAGGCTCGCAAGAATCCTGGTGCCCCGTGGCGAGAACGAGCGCATCCCGGCACTGATCCATGACTACCTATACGCACTGTTCGGGGAGAAGCTGGAAACACCCGTGAGGGAGGACGCTGACGCTGTATTCCGGGACTTCTGCAAGCTGTGTGGGGTTGGACTGTTCCGCAGAAACGCGATGTACTTCGCGGTGCGGGGTTTTGGCTGGACCCACTACAGTGAGTCAGATGGAAGGTTCTTTGCTCCTATGGAGCATAGAAAATACTATTTGGAAGCGGCAGAGTGGGGTGTTCCTCCGCTTGATTCTGATCCACTTTCTGTCGGGTCGTAATGTGCAAATGTACATCCCCGGCCAATGGCCGGGGCTTTTCTGGGGATTTTGTTTCAGTGTGCAGCTTGGACTTTCTGACGTTCTGTGTACCTGACCACCACGTCGGTTATACCGCCTAGATCAGTCTTCTCAGCTGCTCGCTCCGAAATACCTGCTTCCAGCTGGCCCAGTCTCAGCATGACCATCAGAAAGTCTGCCTGATCCTGCAAGTCCTTCAGAGAGCCGTTGTTGTCGATCACAACGTCAGCATCGCCCTTACGGAGCTGCATACTTTCCATAGGCTCAGGTAGCAGGTGCTCTGACCGGTCCACCCAGACCACTGCATCGAAGACGCCTGCTGCTTTACACGCTTCCAGTTCTTCCCGGTTGCGCACTCCGCAGTAGATGTCGTTGTCTTTTGTGACCAGACGAGCCAGGCGAGTCAGATCGCCCTCGTTAAAATCCCTGATCTCGTCGTGCATCCAGGGGCGGACTTCGCCACGGCGCTTGTACAGGTCTTCGGGGGACACGAAGCCCAACCCGTGCTCAACGGACAGGTCAAACAAGAACTCTCTGCAGGCGATCAAACTGGAGGTCTCAAAGCGCATCCCGTAGCGATCTCTCAACATTTCGCAGAAGGTGTCTTTGCCATGTCGGGCGTGGCCAATTACGAGCAGTTTCATAACCCTGCACCTCTCAGTTGGTCTTTCAGTCGTTGGTTCTGATTCGTCAATCGCTCAAGCTCTTTCAGGTGCATGGCTTCTTGTTTGGACGAAGAAGCGATCACCCACAACAGGGTTGAGTAGGCAACAACATCTGCCAATGTCCACCAGTCGAATCCGACGATTGCCAGGTGCAGAACGCCTGCAGAAGCGTATGCACACGCCAGAGCAAAGAACAGGTTCGCCCAGGTTGCATGTTTCTTGATCCAAGTTTTCATACTTCCGCTCCCTTGGAATTGATCTGCGCCGCCACTTCATCCCGGCTGCACAGAACCGTCAGTGACTCTCCGCTGTGCAGTGTGATCTGACACCTGTTGTGGGCGTAGTTGTCATTGAAAATCATGGCTATGGCGTCTACCGCGAGGGTTACAGTGCCGACCATCCCGGCGCCAAGGTTTATGTTCACTGAAATGAACTTGCTCATACGGCCACCTCCGCTTTGATCGCAGGGTGCGGTTCGTAGAACTCGACACTGAAGTCGCTAACCTGGTACTCAAGGTTTTCCTTGAACGTCATAGACAGCTTTGGCAGCGGTCGCCACACACGGCTCAGCAGTTCCTTAGCTTGTTCAAAATGGTTGTGATACAGGTGCAAGTCGCCAAACGTATGGACGAACTCACCAACCTCCAGACCGCACTCTGCAGCGATGATGTGGGTCAGCAGGGCGTAGGAGGCGATATTGAACGGACATCCGAGAAAAATGTCGCAGCTGCGCTGGTACAGTTGGCAGCTCAGTCGGCCGTCTTCTACGTAGAACTGGAACAAGGTGTGGCAGGGTGGTAGGGCCTGCATACCTGCAGAGGCGTTCTGCTGTGGAGACAAATCTGCGTAGGGCAGGGCCATTGGATTCCACCCACTGACGATTAAGCGCCGTGAGTTAGGGTTCGATTTGATCTGTTCAATCACCTCCGCAATCTGGTCAATAGGTGCGTAAGGTCCTCTATCCCAGCTGCGCCACTGCTTGCCGTAAATCGGGCCAAGCTCGCCGCTTTCCGTGGCCCATTCAGCCCAGATCGTTTTCTCCGGGTCACAACCGCTCAACTCTGCCAATCGGTTGTTGTTCGTGGACCCTTCAAGGAACCACAACAGTTCTGCAACGATCAGCTTGAACGGCACTTTCTTCGTCGTCAGCAGGGGGAATCCCTCGCTCAAGTCGAACCGTACCTGGCGTCCGAACACAGACCGGGTACCTGTGCCAGTGCGGTCACCTCTGTCGGTGCCATTGGTCATTACGTCTGTGAGAAGTTGGTGATACTGTTTCATAGTTTGCAGGCGCCCCCTGCGCAGTCGTCGAGGTCCATAGACTCCAACTCTTCCTTCTCGGCCAAGGTCTTTTCCAAATCCTTCGCAAGCTGCCGATCACCTTCCAAGAAGAGGTCATCGTGTTCTGCAAAAACCTCAAACCACCCGAGGATGGTCTTCAGTTCATCAATGGTCAGGTCTTTCATGTAGTGGTCCTTTGGTTAAGGGGACTGTGGTTAGGGAGTTGGTTACTTCAGTTTTCGGTTCGCAGTGATCCGCTCGTAGTCGTCCCGGCAGTCTGCATCGCAGAACAGTTTCGCCTGCCGGTCCTGCATTTCAAATGGCTCGTCGCAGTTGTAACAGGTGCCTTTGGGGCTCAGCCTTGGGCCTGAGTTCAGTTGTGCTCGGGCATTGGCAATGCCCATGTCGATGGTTCTCTGAATTTCAATATCTTCCCGGTCCACCGGGTCTCCGAAGTGAATACTCATGGGTACGTCCACTCAAATTTTCCGGTTATCTTGTTGCCGAACTCGTCGGAGTAGGTTGGTGTTGCGTCTTTGCTGCGTTCCCAGTGTTCTCGGTGCACCAGTAGGAGGACTGGGTGCTCCAGCTCCCAGATGTGCCCACTCTCGAAGTAGGGAAATCTGGTTCCGGCGGGCACTTTGATCAGCAGAGGGCAGTCAACAGGTGGGAGTTCCTTGTTCAAATGCAGGTCGGTGCCCGGCAGCAGGAATCCCGCCACCGGCAACTCTGGGTGTTTCATCGCCTTAAAGTACATCAGAGGCGTCTGGCCAGGCTCCCCCAGCTCCAGCGCACAGTTAGGACACCGCTGCATACCGGGATCCCAACGCTGCGTACAAGTCCTCTTCGGTGTCCCATTCTTCGGCCAGCTCCATCAGGTGCTCATTGTCTTCGCGGCCATCAGCCCAAACTTTCTTGTACTCGCCGCGAGTCTGGCCGTGATTGATGCGGAACCGGTTGAGGGTGTACTTGATGAAATACGCCTCAGCGATTTCGCTGAAGCTGAAGCCGCAAGCTGCGCACAGCTTGGTGAACCAGAACACGTCGAATTTGCCTTTCGTGGCTGCTTTCGCAAGGTCCCTGGCGTACTTGGCAACAGAGGCCCCTGCAAGGTCTCCAGATGGTCGCTCAGCGCCTGCAACCATGTTGGCGACTGCTTCTGCCGCTGCGTCCTGCATCAGCAGCACAGACAGGCCGAAGTGAAGAATATCGACCAGTTCCAGTTTAACCTGCTGGGTATCGCACACCTGCTTGCGGTAGTGGAAGATGCTGCCGTCGTGGTTCAACAGTTCGCCCGCCTCGATCCAGATGTAATCTGCGAAAGGGTGACTTTTGGTGCGCCACTCAGGGCAGTCGTACTGCGCATTCAGAAAATCCTGCGCTTCAAGAAGCTGTTCAACGGTATTTGTGCAAAGGTGCATTTTGTACATCCTTGGTTGTTAAAAACCCCGGCATTGCCGGGGTCATGGATCAGATTTTGTGGCCGAACTCACTGACCGACGTGAATCACGTTCTGGGCCGCAAGCTGCTCAAATGGCCGATGGGTGATCATAACACACTGCCCACCGATGCCCATCAGTGCGCCCGCCAGTTGCAGAGCATTCTGATCATTCATTGCTTCGGTCGGTTCGTCAAGTATCAACAGGCCGGTGTTGCCATACAACGCTGCAGACAGTCCCACTCGCATGGCCACGCCGATGTGACCTTTCTGGGCACCGCTGCAGTTTGCGATAGGTACCCACTTGCCCGTCTCCTCAGCGACAAAACCTCCATTTTCGTCTCTGGCGATACGACGAATTGCGCCGGCAGTGCTGATCGCTACCTTGGCACTGGCAACACCCAGAATCTGATCCCACACCTGTTTGAGGTATTCAGTGCGGGACTCAACCAAGAACTTTTCCAGGCGTTTATGGCGGTCAAGGTTGTCGGCGGTTTCCCGTAGTTGGTTCAGCTGTTCAACAAGCCGCTCCAACCGATTGCCAACGCCGGCCAGCTCCACCGACAGGGTGCGGATGTGGGATGAAAGCTCGACCTGCTGTGGGGCCAGCTTTGCGATCTCCTCAGCGAAGCATTCACGCTGCCGCTCTACGCCCTGTAGCTGTTCCTTCAGAGTGTCCAGTGTACCTGGCATACATCGGGCCTGTACCTCTCTGCCGCGCACCACTGTGTCTTCCAACTTGGCGCGAAGCTCGTCAACGCGCTTGCTCAACTTGGAGCGATTGCGGGCAAGCTGTTCAGCACCGGCAATCCGGGCCTCCAACTCTGCAGCTGTTCGCTCCATCTGCTCGGCTTGTGCGATGGCGTCAGCAGGGTTGCCGATCACTGTTTGAGATGAGTCCAGAACACCGTACTCGTGCAGGGCCTCCTCGTGTGCCGACAGCTTGGTGCCTTTCAAGTGATGGCTGTACTTGCGCTCCATCGACTGCAGGCGATCAACTTCTTTCTCGGTTTCAGCTCGAATTGCTTCAGCTTCCTGCAGCTGAGTCAGAGCCAAGTCGATGCGCCCCTGAATCTCTGCAGGGTTGTGGTCCTCGAAAGGTCGGTCACAGGCGCTGCATACGCCGTCTTTCAGCTCCTGCTTCAGCTTGGCGATGTGTTTCTGTAACGAGCGCACTTCCTGGTACGCCTCTGCATCCGCACTCAAGGCGGCCTTGATCTGTTCAGCCGGTGGAACTTTGCCGGCCAGAATCTCTTCCTCGTCAGCGGCTTCGCGCAGCTTGGGCAGAGTTACCTCCAGCTCGGCTTTGCGGTCGATAGTGTTCTGCCACTGTTGAGCAAACTTGCGGGCTTCTTTGGCGCCTTTTCGCATGGCCTCGACATCCGATTCGTCTTGGCCAAGGTCAGGTACTTCTGGCAAAGCCGCCAAGTCTTCTTCCGCTGCCTCCAATGCAGATTGGTACTCCCGTGCTTGAAACTTCAGATTATCAAGCTCGCGGCGCTCCCGTTCTAGACCAGCGATGCGTTCCCGCAGTGAGGCTTCTGTAGCCTTCAGCTGATCATCGTCAGTCCGGTAGGTGAAGATGGTGCGTAAGAGTGCGCACAGCTCCTCCTCAGCTTTGGCGATTTTTCCTTCGAGTTCAGCCCGATGGATTTCGAGAGGGGTTATCTCCGACTTGATCTCTTCGGGGTCAGAGGACGCTGCACTGGCCTTCAGAACGCCCATCTGCTGACGAACGGCAACCAACACACTGTCGATTACCTCTGCACCTGAAAACGCCTCTACGCGCTTCTGAAGGGCTGTAGCGCCGAATGTCAGGACTCCTGCTGTCTCGCCCTGCATGGACAGGATGAACAGCGCGAAGTCTTTGAAGGCCAGACCCAACAGCTCCTCAATGAACTTGGTGCATGTGGTGTTGCCGGAGGCTACGATGTTGCCGTCCAGCACGACCGCGCCGTTCCTGAGGTCTCTGGTAATAGTGTAGACATCCTGATCGTGCTCGATCACCATCTTGATCTTGAAGTTCTTCTGGCCCCAGGTCGGAATATCCTCTTTCTTGCCGGGGATCGCAGTGAGCCCGTACAGGCCGGTCACGACGGCATGGAGTAGGGTGGTCTTGCCGGCCCAGTTGTCACCGATAATGGTGTTGAGCCCGTCGGTGAAGTCGGCGCGGAAGTCGCGCAGTTTCTTGAAATTCTGTACTTCGATGCTGATGAGTTTCATGGTCTGGTCCTTTGGTCAGTCTTTGTCCGGTACGACATACGATTTGGTCACCGTCACTCTGCCGTGAGTTCGCTCGCCAAAAGCGTCTACCGGGGGCAAAGTGGGCGACAGCGTGAACTTCCTCAAAAACACTGCAAGGGGCCTGGCCCATACATTACCGTCCACATCCCGGTAGACCACCTCGGTCTCCCAAGACTCTGCCTTTTCGTTGGCTACGCAGATGATCTTGTAGAGCCGACCGCTGTGGTGCTGCCAGACTTCGTTTGTGATTGGCGTGGTCATAGCTCTCCCTTCCACAGTTCTACCCAGACGACAGGCCAGGTTACGGCCAGTACGAGGTAAACAAACAGGATAAACCACATTGATTCATCCTGTCTGGGCGCAACCAGATCATACTCAATGTCTTCTTCATCCCATTCCGTAGTTGTGAGATACGCGCCGTATAATTGGAGCATTACAAAGGCAGCGGTCAAACTACCTATGATCAGCCAAGCGATTGCAAACTTAGCAGTTGGCACTGGTAGTGGCAGGTTTACATTGATGAACTCGAACATCATTCTGCCTCCTCGTCTTCCTCAGGCGCCGGAGGATTAACCCTCATTGCCAGTGTTCGCAGGCGTGATATTTCCCGTGTAAGGGCAAGCTCCACACTGCCGAAATGGTTTTCTGATCGCTGATAATCGCTGCTGAACCTTGCGATCTCGTTGGCTCTACGCTCCAATAACTCAGCGATCTGCTTGCGTTCAGACGAGGTTAAATAGGTCGGTTCTTCGAGCATCACTGTACCTCCTTGCCGTTCTCCACCGCAGACCACCGGGTGGCGGGTATGTCAAACAACCGCGCCATTTCGCCCTGTGTCAGGCCTAAGCTCAGACGGGTCTGGCGCAGCTTATGTCCTATCACTACCGGATCAGTGGTGCGGTTTTCGATTGCGTTCTTGGCACACTGCACCTGATCGACAGGGATACAGCAGACACGTGGCTGGAAATGAGGCATCCCAGGCCAGTTCCCGCAAGGCGCAGCTGATTCACAATCATCTGGTTGGTGTGGCTTGGCATGACTGCAGTTGGTGCTTTTGCATGTCAGCGACATGCCGCATTGGTGGGTTTGCATCACTGCACCTCCGCCCGGTAGTAGCTCCAAAGCTCCCCAATGTCAGACCCAGAAAGGTCGGCGCTGATCTGCGCTTCCAGGTCGTGAATCTTGCCGCCCTCGCTGGCCTCTGACACCAGAATGTCAGTGGTGTATCCGACCCGGTTGCGTACCATCAACCGGCCCATGGCATTGAACCAGCGGGTCACATACTCTGCCAGCTCAGGGCCATGTTCAGGGGCGATAGTGCCGACCAGATCGACGAACTCACTGTGGATATTTGGCTCCGGCCACTCGGCAGGTGCGCCTGAGATTTCGATCTCGGCGTAGCCCATGTGGGCGTCCCAGATCAGGTGTTTCTCCAGCTTGCCGTGGGCATAGGTCCACAGGTACTTATCGCTGATGTCGCCCATGCTGGTGGGGTGGGTGTTGCCGAGGTTCACGAACCGGCCACCCAAGTGGGTTGAGTGGGCATGTTCGTGGCCGTTCAGAATATATTCGTACCCGGCATCCAGCAGCAGCTGCGCCTGCTCTCGTGTGATGTTCAAACTGGCATCGTCGTGCGTGGCACGATCACTGTCGAAGTTGCAGTGGGTGATGACCAGCCCTTTTATCGGGTTGTTGATCGCAGCTTGGATGGCTTCGTCGAACAGCTGCTGGGTGGCGTGGTGAGGGATCAGGGTGATGTTGGTGCCACACTTGGCAGCGCCCTGCTCGATCCGTATGCCTCCAACTGGTGGAATCACCACCGTACCGTCACATCCGCTCAGTTCGTCCAGCAGTTGTACTGTGCTGACCTTGTTGGCCCGGTTGGGCAGATCGTGATTGCCGGCGAGGATCACATCGCATTTGCGCATAACCTGCATACCCTGCAGGATTGCGGCTTCGTCGTTGGTGTCCTTGTCGAACAGGTCCCCGGCGATGATTTTGGTCACCTCGGGTCCGTTGTAAGTGCTCAAGTTGTTGTCTAGCTGCTTGAACAAGGTCTGTTTCAAGTGATGCCGGCTGGCCACGGTTGTGTTTGCACCCCGGTTGGTGCCGAGGTGCGGGTCGCTCATTATGACGATCATGGTCTGGTCCTTTGGTCTTTTGGTTAGGGGCCGGTAAGCCCCTGAATGTCACTGCACCTGCATAATCAGGTCTAACGGGCTGTCCTCTATCATTCGCAGAGCCTCGTTCCTGGTCGCGTAGGCATCTGGCAGTTTATGGTAATCCAAACTTCCGTTGTCCTTTGGGTACACCAAGGTGATTCCGAACTCCTTGCCGACCCGATCGACCAGAAAAACGACATCCATTTTATCGGCCAGTCTGATTGATCGGCAGAAATCATAATTCGGGGTACTACTCACGTTGCATTCCTCCTGAATGAATCAAAGTCATCGAACGCTTTGTCAACGTCGGCCAGGTTAATAACCCCGGTAAGGCTGATAACCTGAGTGCAGGTTCCAGAACCTCTGCGATGGGGGAACCAATAGGCATCGCAATGGCAAAGTGTCGTCTTGTGCTCTTTTCTCAATCTGTAGCTGTCAACGGAGTATTCACCGCCACAGCTACAGCGTTTTGGCACCTTGTAATCTGCGGGGTGCCGTTTAAAACTTCTCCGGCCCCTGCAGCGTTTGCAGCGGCATGGGTACATATCAAAGGTCCTCTCGGAATCTTAGATGTCCTCGGAATCCTAGACATCCTCTCGCAATCCGAGGGCTACTGGCTGCAGCGGTATGCCGTCATCAGATAACGCGAAGAACTTGATCGTAGCGATCTTGCCGATCACGTCATCGCGCCGCTGCCACCAGCGGTCTTTCTCGTACATGTCGCCAGGCGCAGTGGCCTCAAACTGCTCGAAGTTGTCCGCAACCAATTGCCACACAGCTACCTCAAGCCATCTGTCTTCAGCTGCCAAGTAGCGTGGACTGCCCTTGGTGACGCCGACGATTGTGAACTCAGCATCCTGGTAGTCTTTGAGCTTCAACAGGTTGCGGCTGCGCTTATCATCTTCGTACCCGGCTGTACCGTGACGAAGGATGGCCCCTTCATAACCTGCCGCAACTGCTTGGGCTTGAAGCTGTTGAGCTTCTGCGACACTGGTTATTTTTACAGTATTTAACAACCGTATGAACGATCCGTCAATATCTTCTGATGAAAGATAATCCTTCAGCATCTCCAAGCGGTGTTCATACGCCATGTCCTTCACGCAGTCGTAGACGTGGTACACCAGCTGTGTGGACTCTTCACGAGGCCGTTTGACCAACGATCCAATCTGCTGCAGGGGTGTACCGTGGCAGTAGAGTTCTCCGTCAAGGTGCAACGAGTAGCCAAGTTTGTTTTCCAGCGCCTCAAGCTGGTCTTTAATGTGAGGCAGGTTGATCTCCTTGCCTTGACGGCTGTAGAGAACTCCGTCCTTGTACATCGCCCGGTGGCCGTCCAGCTTGTACTGGCCGAAACAGTTCGCCCAGTCGATGCTCTCAGGCTTCACCTTGCTCCACACGGTAGCCAGCATGGGCTTGGCCAGGCCCAGGGAGTTGGTGGCCTGGGCGCCTGCCTCAGGCATGACCAGGGTGTACCCCTTGTCTTCCTGCTTGCGAATGCGGCTGGCCATTTCGGACATCGCCTGTTCCCAGGGAGTCGTCTCGTTGGCCCGGCCAATGTTCTTGCCTTTCACTGGCACACGGCTACCCGTCGCCTTGCCATCCAGGGTCTTGGCGTGGCTGATCACCAGGTATGCCTCGTCGCCACCATCTGGCATCTCGACGTTGATGTTCCAGTAGCCCACGCTGTTGGCGTGGGACTTGTACAGGGTCGTCTGTTCGCTGGCGTTCACCAGCTGAGTCATGGTCTGTGCGGTCATGTGGTCAGTATCTCTAACATCTTTTGGTCAAGTTGGTCCCAGGGGAATTCGTCTATAAGGCCGGACTTCGGCAGTGGTGTGCCTTGGGCACGACACACTGCAAGAGTCATACCGTCCCACACCTCTATCATGTTTCGGGGCTCCGAATAGAACCAGAAGGTGTAGTGTTCACCGAGGTCACACCACTTCCGTGCAAAGGCACACTGCTGGTCTCGCACCATCTGAAAGCAGTTACGCAGTGAGTTGTGTTTCTCGCTGGCCTTCACTTCCACAAAATGTGTGTGCGAGAACGGAGTTGCCTTCACCATGAAATCCGAGGGTTGAGCCCGGACGAACCTGGCGGCTTGGCGGGTGTCCACAAATTCGTGAACGAGCCCACACGATTCAAAGTGTTTTCGGAGCCGGTCCCAGGACTCTGCCTGGAACCAGTCGCCTATGTTGTTCTTTGCCATACGTCCTCCCAAAGGAGCGGCGTTAAGCCGCTCTATTTGTAGCCCGCTCCCACAGGTGCAGGCGCTGCTGGTTTTCTTCCCAGGCCGCTCGTGCCGCCTGTTCGATCACCTCACGTTCCGGCAGTCGTCCCAGCTCTTTCACCTTGCCCCAATCAGGGCCGACGGAGAACTCAGGCACCTGCGGCACCACATGCCCCGGAGGAGTGGCCTCGGACATCAGCTCGTTCATCTCAACGCAGTAGTCCCACACGTCATCAACGTGAACCCAGGACACTACCTCGTCGTAGATCGGAGCGAAGAACACCATCCGCAGGCGCTGGATCAAGCCACGCTGCCAGATGCCGGTCAGGACTTTCTTCAGCATGTCTGCAGCGGTGCCCTGGATTTCAAAGTTCGCACCCTGACGTTCCATACGACTGCGCTTGCCGGCTTCCTTGCTGAAGATGTCATCCGTCATGTGGCGGCGGGTGCCAAACGTTGTCTGGGTGAAACCGTAGGCACGGGCAAAGTCAGCAGAGCGTTCCTGCCAGATGCCGATGCCGGGGTAGGTGGCGTGGGCGGCTGACAGCAGTTGTTCTGCTTCTTCGACCGGCACTGTCAGGTTTCGAGACAGGGTTTCGGCCCCGGCACCGTATGACAGGCCGAAGTTTGTACCCTTTGCCTTCTTGCCACGCACCTTGCTGTAGTCCTTGTGATTAGCGTGACCTTCGTCGTTGTAGGCTTCGATGAAGGTCTCGTAATCCACGCCGATGATCCCTGATGCGGTCATGCCGTGCAGGTCTTTCTCGTTGTCAGTGTTGTGGTAGTACGTACCATGTTCTGTGCGGCTCACCCCGTACACTGACAGCAGGTTGGCATCCATCGTCTGGCAGGCCATGATGCGAAGCTCCTGGCCGGAGTAGTCGATAGGCACTGCTACGTAGTCAGGGTGCGGCGGCAGGAACAGGCTTCGCATACGAAGTCCGCTGTCCCGGTACGTCTCACCCTTTGACACCTGCAGGATGTTCGGAGCACCACCGGCCGGGCGGCGGGTGACTGTGCCACAGTTGCGAACCGAGGGATGAATACGTCCATCTGTCGGACGGACCCAGTTCGGGTATGGCTTGTGGTACAGGCCGAGACGAGTGAGTGCAGCTTTCGCCTCAAGAACAAGGTTCAGCACTTCTGCCTTCCACTCATGCTCGCCTTCACAGTCGTTTGCCAAGGCCATCTTGATCACCTTGTCATCGGTGCCGGGGGAGCCTTCAAGCCCGAGGCTCATGCGCGAGGACCCTACCTGAGGCTTGGTCCGCAGTCGTAACGGCAGAGCCAGCTTGCAGTACAGTAGTTCCTGCATCTGGTTTGGTGAGTTAAGCGACAGCTCATCGCCGTACTCCGAGATTTTCGGCTCGAAGAACTGTGCACAAAACTCGCACAATTGTTCGTAGGCTTCACCCTCGCGCTTGTTCAGCAGTTTTGAAGAGGCGCCCAGGAGCGTGACGAACTTCTGCTGCTGGGGCGTCAGCATCATCACTTCTTCGGTTTCAAAATCAACGCTGTGCTTGGCCAGCCACTCGGATACAGCAGCCTGTGTGACTTTCTCAAGAGGGTCCATGCCAAGGGCATTGGTGACTCTCTCAAACTGCTTCACCGTAGGGGTGAACACCGGAGGAATCTCATCACGGCCATAGGGGACGTAAGGCACTGCCGCCTGCAGCTTGGTCTCCCAACGCTGCAACGCTGCGTCTGTCTGCTGACGAATCCAGACAGCCTGCTCGGTGTCCATGTTCTTGCCAGCCTCAGCCTGCTTCTTGTACTTCGATCTGAGGAGCTTTTTCTGGATCGGCTTCTCTGCCTCGATCAAACCCTCGACGCCGCTGTAGTCAAGCTGTGGGCCGTCCAGGCAGTGTTCTGAAAGGATCGCCCGAATCTTCTCGATAGCTTCCTGTGAGACGCGCTCGTCGTCTTCGCGGATACGGGACATCAGTTCAGTGTCCATTACCACGCCTTCCATGAACGCCTGCATCAGCACGTTCGCTGTGTACAGCTCGTTCTGCTCGTAGAAGTCGATGGTGCCTTCCAGCTGTAGGATCATGTGCATGAAGTCGAACAGGTAGGCGGTGACCACGCCATCATCCACGCCGTAGCTGAACACCTGCTCAGGTGTCAGTTCGGACATGTTGCTGACGCCAGCCGCTGCCAGGGTGTCCATGTAGCTGACCTGATCGTAGTTGAGGATGGACTTGCTCAGGTATTTCAGGCCAGAGCGGCTGTTCTCGTCCACGTAGCTGGACATGATGTTGGTGTCGTACAGACCTTCCAGCTCGATACCGGCATTGGTCTTGGTCACCGTCATCTCAAACATGGCGTTGTGGGCAACGAGAGGTTTGTTCTCGTAGGCGAACATCACCAAGTCGAGAAGTACATCAACCGGCAAGTTGTGTTCAGACTTGTGGCCGACGCTGACGTAGACAGAGGACTCAAGGTTCTGACCGAACGTCAGGACACCTCCTGTGATTTTCTGGCTGAGAACGTCCACGTAATCAGGGTCGTTCAGTCGGTAGCACTCAAACTGCTGGTCATCCCAGGATTCATAGTCGAACGTGACGAAGGGCGATTTCAGAATTTCGTTCTTGATCGCTGCAATGAATCCGGGGTCGTATTCCTTCTGCGTGAGCAGGTATGCCACGGGGAGGAACGGTTCAAACACGCTGAACAGGTCCTGGCAGTTGGCCGAGGCCAGTAGCTCCTGTACTTTTACCCGGTCGGCAACCCGGCGAGTCCACAACATCTTCGGCAGTTTCTTGCCGGCCGGCTTCCAGCACAGTTCTGGGTGCAGCTTGGCAACCTGCCACTGACGGCGGAACTCGTCCCAGTTGTTGACCAACAGCTGTAACGACTTCAGGCCGGTCAACTCCGCTGCGTTCTTCACCGGCTCCAGGTCGCGGGCTTCCACAGCGGCTTCGATCTCTTTCACGCCGTCATAGCCAACAGCCTCAACCAGCTCGTCCCACTTGGCAGGGCCGAATCCCGGTACACCTTTGTAGCCGTCAGACGTGTCTCCAAGCATGGCTTTGCTGATCGAGATGCAGTTCTCTGCAGAGTTGAGCGGGAAGGTATCTTTGTACCAGTCGTCGTCGGTGTAGCAATCTTCTTTCATGTTGACGAGTGTGTCTTCGTTCACAAGGGCCAGGAGGTCGGCGTCTACGGTGCGGACCTGCTTGATGCCTTTCAGGTTGCCGCACAGGTAGGCGATCACGTCATCGGCTTCTACGCCATCGACACCAACCTGCATGATGCCCAGGCGCTTGTACAGCTCGACCAGCAGCTTGTGCATACGCTCCATCTGCTCGTCTTCAATCTCGCAACGCTCTCGTTCGCCACGCTTCTGCTTGTACTCAGGCAGCAGGTTCTGGCGATACTTGATACCCATGTCGTGGGCTACGATGATCTGGCGTGGGGCGTACTCGGCCAGTGCTGGCTCCAGATACCGTTCAATGAACTTGGCAAAGGCGAACTCTGCGGTAGGCACAACCTTGTCACGGACGGCTGAGAAGATGCCTTCCTGGTCGCCACCGGCATGGTAGATGTGTTTGTAACAGGCTTTATGGTCGAGGATCAGCCAGGACTCTGGCTTGTACAAGGGTTGCTTACGCATTGGTCGTTCCCTTTATGGATTGGTCTTTTGGTTTCAGTCGCAGCTGGAGCTGCTGGATGAACTTGAACTGCTGGAGGCGCAGGAACTTGAGGAATGGCTCGAACTGCCCGATACGCTGCTGATTGCCAGGCCACCGTCAGAGAAACCACTGGTTGAAGCATTGTGATTAGTGTCAGTGGCTACTCTGACCGGCCTGGCGGGTTGCTTGTATCGGGTTACGGTGTGTTTCGCTGAAGCGGGTTTATCTGCTGCGGCTACGGATTTGTAGGCTTCGAGTTCAGCGGATAGTATTTGCCCTCTGCGGGCAAACTTGTCTGCCTCAGCTCGGAACCGCTTCAGGTCGGAAGTCAGTGTTTCGATCCTGCATCTGGCATCATGCAGTTTTCGTGTAGCGATAGTCGTTGCCACGCCGAGAACAGCGGTCGATACGAAGAATACAACCGCTGCAGCTGTACCCATGTCGATCCCGGTATTCGGGTATGTCATTGGTCTGGTCCTTTGGTCTTTTGGTGGTGGCCCCGAGGAGAATCAAACTCCAGTCATCTCGGTTATGAGCCAAGCCGCTTTATCATAAGCTACAGGGCCTTGGCACCCTCGGCAGGACTCCAACCTGCAACCAACGGAGTAGAAATCCGATGCTCTTGCAATTGAGCTACGAGGGTAGAGTTAAGCGGATCAACCTGCCGGTGTCTTAAACGCCCGGCACCAAATTGGATGGGAGTAACAGCAGATTGAACCACTTGGTGTGTTGGGTCGGTCTGTAAGCAGAACGCCTATTCCGACAACACTGACTAGATGTTAAGTAGAAAAAGTTTAAGTTCTTCCGACCCAACACACCAAGTGACTCAGAGCCGGGGGCCGAAGCCCCCGGTCTGCTCAAACTGCCAGAGTTACTTGGACAGTTTGAAGTTCCACGGGTAGAAACCACCACCTGCAGTCTTCACTTTCTTGCCAACAGAGGCTTCGATCTCGAAAGCGTCGAAGCCGCCGTACAGTTTTGCACCACGAGCCATCACGCCAGAGAAGCGGCCCTGGCCAGACTTCGGAATGGACAGCATCACAGTTTCACCTACAAGCTCCTGAGCTTGCTCAGAGGTCGGGTCTGCTTCTACGATGGTGGCTACCACGTCAACATACTTCTTGATGACGGGACGGTAGTTTTCTTCGCCGGAATCTGCAGCCCACTGTGCCAGCATAGCTTCAGCAGATGTGCCATCTGCCTTGGTCATGCCAGTGGCGTCGTAGGTCATGTAGTGCTCAGCATCGTCGTCATCAGTTTCAGAGATGCGGTAACGAGCACGGGTGCTTTCTGCCTGGAAGACGAAGGACTTGCCGAGGTTGGATTCCTCGTCACCCAGCATCTGGAAGTAGCCTTCACCCGGCAGGTTGATCACCGGGAAAGAGAACGCATCCAGCTCCAGGCCTTCAAAGCCGTTTTCAGCGGCGACCTTGGTGAAGTTGGAGCCACCCAGCATCGGCGCCGCTGCGGGGCGGGCTGTCGCCACTGCGGTGTTTTCCTGAACGGCCGGGGCTTTCACTTCATTTTCGCGGTGCTCGGCTTCCATAACATCTGCATGTTCTTCAGCCGGGCTCTGAGAGCCGTAGTCCACTTCCTCAGCGATGGCGTCAACGCCCGCTGCGGATACTTCCTGAACGGCTTCCTGTGCAACTTCCTGAGTGGCTACAGTTTCAACTTCATTTGCGGTTACGGTCGGTTTTGCAAGTGCCATGATATTCACCTTTGGTCTTTGGTTAGGGACTTTCAATTTCATTTTCATCGTCTTGCCTACCGTCAAATGCGATAGGTACAAGTATTTAAATGCAGAATGTACATTGTGTCAATATGTACAAGTGCATATTTTGCACATTACGCTGCTACTCGCCCATAAGTTCGTGAAGCAGCTTACGTTTATCACGCATCACCTCGTTGTTTACGAGGTCTTTCTTCAGGAGGGTACGGACGTGCCCCCCGGAAATCGTCTTCATCACCCGGAAGAAATAGGCGATGACCTGGTGTTTCTGTCCTGACCTGTCTGCTCTGGCAATGGCCTGATAGGCATCTTTGGGCACCGTGGGCACCTCTGCAAACAGGATGTAGTGAGCGGCGCTCTGCAGGTTCAGGCCGGCCCCACCAGACTGCCAGTTGACCACGATCACCCTGCAACTGTCGTCATCCAGAAATTTCTTCCTGTTGGCGTCCTTGTCTGCAGATGCGCCGTTGATCACAGCAGGGTTGAACTGCTCGTAGTGCTTGGCCAGTGCAGCTACCGTCGCCTTGTAGTAAGCAAAGATGATGACCTTCTTCTTGCTCAGGTCGATACCTTCGATCACTGTATCCATGCTCTGACGTAGAGCATTTGCAGGTGCCTTCTCAGTGTACATCTCTGGCACGGACACCAACTGCTTGGCCAACTGCCGCATCTTGGAGTCGTTGATCGCATCAATCAGACCCTCCGGCAGGTCGAGCATCCTCTGCTTGATCACCTGGTCGTAGAGCTTCTTGTGAGCCCGCTCAAGGTTCACTTTCACCTCAATGATCTGAGGCTCCGGCACCGTCCTGAACACCTCACTGGAGACCCTGACGGCATTCTGATACAGGTTGGTGTGCAACAGGTCGAGGTTCTTAAATCCAAGGACGTGACGGAATTTGCTGTCGTTGTCGAGGATGACGTGCTGCCGGTCGAATGCTCGTTTTGAGTGATAGGCTTCGGGAGTCTTCAGTCTGATCAAGCCAAACGTGTCTTCCGGCGTATTACCGGAGGGAGTGCCGGTGGCCAGATACAGGATGTACTCACCAGTCGTGTCGGTAACGTACTCCCAGAACCGCTGATGAATCTGACTGCCTGGGTTCTTCAGGGCGTGAGCCTCGTCAGCGATCAGGACGTTGTAGCCGGCCCGCTTGAGCCTGTCCCAGTTTGGGTTTGGAATCTTCACCTTCTTGGGCCTGGGCCGTCCTTCTACCTTTTCCAGCTTGGTGAAAGTACGGCGCTGGTCAGCGTACTTCCTGAACATGTCGTATGACATCAGCAGGATGTCAGGCCAGCCCTCTTCGTCCCACTGGGCAATCAGCTGCTCCCGCTTTTTGACAGGCTCATCGAGCAGGTGGATTTTGAGGTGGTCGTGAATCCCAACGAAGAAATCCGCAAACGTCTCTGCGAACTGGCCACACAGCGTGGGCGGCATCACCACACACACTTTGTTGCCATAGAACGCATAGGTCACCGCAGCGAACTGCATGGGAAAGGTCTTCCCGGTGCCGGGGTCAGAAAAGTCAGCGAACCGTTCGTATCGGAACATCTGCTGCATCGTCTGAAACTGCCAAGGGAACGGTTGGTACGGCAGTTTGACCTGCTTGGCCCACTGCGGGGCGTCGGTGATACCGACGCCGCACATCAGGTCATAGAGAGCAGTCTGGTCGGCCTGCACCGCTGGTTCAGTCATCATATTTTTGCGCGAGAAACCCGGTACTTCTAGTGCCGGGAGGGATAGCTCGGCGTCCTACGGACGCCCCTGTTCTCGCTCCTCCTGGTTGTGCTATCCTATGGTTGTCTTTTGACCTACCGACGGGCTGTCGGGATGTTAAGCCTGCGGAGAGAGCGTGAGACCTGGGGGGTATGGAGTTGGTTCGACACCGTAAAATCCCCTTAGGGGTTTTACGGCGATAACCAAGCTACTTCCCTTGGGCAGCTCTCTATGAAACAGGAATCTCCTTCGTTCACGGAGGGGATCAGTCAACGTAGCCCTCCTCATCATCTTCCTTGAAGTTGTTGATCTGGATGCCCTTTGTGCGCATTCCCAGCAGGTCCATTCGGGTCACAGAAGTGCCTTCCCGAGTCGGGTGTGGCCCGTCGCCAAGGTGGTAGTTCTCTCCGCGCAGCAGTGTTCGTAGCTGCCCGGCGTTGGCCACCACTGGTCGGTCTCCAATACTGCGGGAGAACTTGGCATACATCGGGAACGCCAGCTGGGTGTCTACCATCAGTTCGTTGCCACGTCGGAAGTAGTGCAGGCCAGGTATCAGGCGCTCTGCTACGCTCGCCGGCTGCGCAGCCATGGTAGACATGGCTTCGATAACGATATCGGACTCTGAACGGGACTTCTCCTTGCTGATGTTGTCCTGCTCTTCGCAGAGCCATTCCAACAGACCGTCAATCAGTTCCTGAATCTCATCGTGTACACCCAGCTCCAGCGTATCAGTGACCGTCTGCAGCCACTCCAGACCGGTCAGGACCACCGTGTAGGAGTAGTGTGCCCGGGTACCTACTGCAGTAGGTACCCGAGGAGCGTACTTGGCCATAATGGTGTGCACCGGTCGCTGCGTGGTTCTCAGTGCGGTTGCCACCATCTCCTTGCCCAGATCAGCCAGCCTGTGCCGCATCTCAAACGCATACATGAAGTTGCTTTCGCGCCCCGGCACCTCTCGCTGCCGCTGTGACATTCCGACCATCACGGTACGCTGCCGAAGGGCAGGGCGCTCTGGTGGTTGCTCAGACAGGTACAGGATGGGGCCGGTCAGCTTGACCTTGCTCACCGCTGCCCCGCGATCAGGACGGGAGGACAGGGTGCCCTTCGACTCTTCCAAGCCAGCCCAGGCGGCTTTCGCCACGCCTACGAACTTGTCATACACCCGGCGCGGCACCAGTGAGGGGTTCACCTCGTCGATGATGCGCACCACAGTGGTGGAACTGGCCACCATTGCAGTGATCGCATACGGCGTGGTGGTCTCCAAGTCCAGCGGGCTGTCCCGCATTTCGTAGTCACAGCCGTGTAGGTAACCCATCAGGTGTGCTGTTTTGGATTTACCGGAGCCGGCGTTGCCGTAAAGGTTCAGCAGAGGGAACTGGTTCAGTTTGGTGATGATCTGCTGCTTCAGGAAACAGGCCACTGTCCAGCCCAGACACTGTGCCACTACATGAGGGTCGTTGATCTTGCACAACGCTCTCAGTGTGTCGGCCATCTCCTGGTCCTGGTTCTCTACTCCGCTTGCAGCGAACAGGGTTGGTGGGGCCTGGATGTTGTCCACCACCAGCTTGTGGGTGCCTATCTCTGACGAGCTGGTCAGGGAGAATGAAGGCTCCACATACACCATGCTCTTGCTCGCCCCGATCCGATACCAGTGGAATCCACTGGCTTTGACTTCGTGAATTTCGCCTATCATGTCGATGTCTCTGAAAATGCTGTGACGAAGGCGCTGTATCTCAGCGTCGTTTGCGTACACTGCGCAGTTGCCAATACCATTCATGGCTCTGATCAGGCTGGACCTGCTGTTCCACGCATCATCTGGAATCATGTGGGTGTGACTGCAGGAATGTCCCTCTCGGTTGAGCCAGAGCACCTTGGCAGATACCCCGGTGCGGAGCTTGCCGCTTTCCTCGGTCTCTGCTGTGTAGAAGGTGGTAGGTTCGATAGTGAAGGTGGTCAGCTGCTTCTCGCCGGCTTTGAACATCGCAAAATAGCCGGTTGGCCTGGCTTCAATGAAGTCCAACTCGCCCATCTCGACTGATTCGCCGTCCTGGGTTTTGCAGATGAGGCAGTCGCCACAGGGTCGGATTACCTTGAACAGGGCTCGGCGGCTGAAGACGAAGTTCTGATCCTTAAACGCTCGAAAGATGGCCCCTTTGATGTGGCGCAACCGGTCAGCCTCGCTCCGGTAACTGCCGGAGGTCACGTTCTTGGCCATCGTTCTGGCCAGGGCCATCCAGCCGTCCCGGTCGTCAATCGTGTATTTAACTTTGACGAACGCAGCCAGCTGCATCGCTGCCTGGTTGAAGTTCGAGCCGTCCTTATCGCCCTTGGTGATCAGTTTCTGTATGCAGCCGTCCTCTGCAGAGAATTCAGTCAGCAGTTCTTCATCTATCTGCTCATGGCCTTGGAACTCCATGATCTGCTGGTGGACGGCTTTCTGCGCTTGGTCGAACAGATTCGTCAGGCCGAGAGATGGCATCCCGGAATACTTGTACTCAAGCTCGCGGGACTCACTGCACAGCTTTTCGTACTTCTGTGGGTTGAGCTGTTCCAGCTCGGCAAAGGTCAACGGGACCTTGTACTGCCCGTTCTCTCGCTGGACGTTGGGGGTACGCCACATCCGGCCACGACCGCCGCTGTAAACCACCATGTCGAGGTTTTCAACGAAGAGTGACTGTGCCATTTCCCGGTAAATCCAGGGCAGGGCGACAAAGCACTTGGTCTTGCCTTGGCCAAACACCTGCTGGTCGATCAGGATGTGGAAACCCTTTTTGCCTGTGGCCCAAATCTGCAGGTCTTGCGGCTGTACACCTTCTGCCATCAGGTGGGAGCACAGCTCAATAGCGGACTGGATAGAGGCGTTGATGTCCTGCGAGTCGATGTCGAAGTAAAGTGGCCCCCGGTACCGCAGCGATTTCGTGTCGAAGTCCTCGTCGTTCTCCGCATATTCGATCATCTGGCCAACCGCCAATATGGTCGTCATCGGCGCAGCTTCGATCATGTGAGCCCACTTGTTATCGTCGGGGCAGGCCCGCCAAGCGGTCTTCTTCTCTGTGGTGGTTTGTATGTATTTGTACACGGTCAAACCTCCATCTGAGTTGCGGTGAGTTTCTTAACGAATAACCTGCGGTCTACCAACGAGGTCTGAAAATCAACTTGGGGTTTAAGGCCCCGACGCTGCAGGTAGTGGATGGTACCCACCTGCCGGGATCGGCCTGCGTTCACTGTATCTGCGGTAAGAACTTCCACTACTGTGCCTGGATCGACACTTGAATACCGCTCAGCAAAGGCTTCGTAGTCAAACCTGGGCTGAGTGAAGACAGGGTTACTCATAACAATACTCACTATTGCCCCGCACCCTTGGATGCGGGGTGCAGGTTACACAGCGATAAATTTCTTGCGGTTTACATACAGTTCGTTGGCCGGTCGAGTGGCGCCAACGTAGAGGAGCTTCAGCTGCTCCTGAAGAATCTTCTGTTTCTGGATGTCGATCACATCAAGGAACACCGTGCCAAAGGTAGAACCCTGTGACCGGTGAACCGTGATGGCGTAGCAGTGTTTAACCTGGTGGACAGATTCTTTCACCTCCCAGTACATCCCCCAGTCGCCAGTCTTTTTGGCGTAGGCAGCGATCTCTCTCAGGTGTCCGTAGAACTCGTCCTGGTACTGGCGGTGGAGTACGTGGACCACGATGTCCCTGGCAGTGGAGTGAAGTGGCTCTATCACCAGCGTGTGAACCGGAAACAGTACCGAGCTGTTGAACGCGCTCGGCACCACGTCCTGCTCGACGCGCTTTACGAGGCATTCTTCATCTGTCGGGAGCATGATGTTGCCGTCGTCATCTTTGACCACATCAGTGGTTACCACCCGGTCCCCGACGATGAACTGAGCCACCTTTTTGCCGTGCCAGTGTTGCCTGAAGGCGTGGTTCAGTTCGTCCACACGGCGGTTGGTCCATGCCAACATGCGGCACTTGTCGGTGTCTTCCGGGTCAATGCGATCCAGGGCCAGCTTCACAAACGCAGGTCCGAGCGCGGCTTCCACACCTGAACCATCGCTGCCTCTCGACTCCTCGATGGCGGGGAGTCGCTTGCGGTTGTCTATGCAGGTTCGTAGCTGGTTGGCCAGGGTTAGAATGGGACCGGAGTAGCGCTCAACCTTTGTGAGGGTGTAGGAATCGCCCATATCGAACGCTTCGCAACGCTGCTCCATAACCGGTGGCAACTGGTACGGGTCGCCCATGAACAGGATTTTTGTTGGGGTACCCACCACGGCGTCTTCGAGAATGTCCAGCGCCCGGCTCGGGCACATGGAGGCTTCATCGACTACCACAATGTCGTAGTTGCCGATCTTCGCCTTGCCGGCCCGAACAATGGATTTGCGCTCCCCGTTGGGCAGCACGGCCAGGCCCAGGGCAGAGTGCAGGGTGGAGCAGTCGTACATCACGCCGTAGGCAGATGCCATCTTGGCCAGCACACGCACTGCTTTGTTCGTTGGAGCGCAGAGTAGAATCTTGCAGCTTTTCTCGCGGTAGGGCTCTAAAACGTGAAAAACCGAAGTGGACTTGCCGGTACCGCCGCCGCCTTGCAGCGAGAAGTAACGATTACTGCCTCGGGCTGGTAAACCCTCGACAACCTTAGTGCTGAGAAACGTATCAATCTTCTGGGTAGCCTCAAGCTGCCCATCATTGAGTTTGATGGTCATGGTCGTTCCTTTTTGGTCTGGTCTTTTGGTTGTACAAATGTACAAAGGTACATTAAAGCGTCAGCACGTCAGTAAGTCAACGCAATAATGTTTCGGAGGTGTTACGGGAATGTAACGTCGTGGATGCGATCTGAGATGAGTGTCAGTTTAGCGTATGTCTGAAAGTCTGGAGCTATAGAGTGCATTGCGAGTTCGGACGAATCATCAATAGCTATTGAGTCTCCGCCTATATACACCCACTGATCTTCCTCAGTTTTGTCTGACTGAGTAATCTTCAGATTTGCACCACCGTTGAGGTGGTCCACTTCTTTGAGTTGGTATTGGGTACCGTCAATCTTCAGGGTCTGCCCGATCTTGATAGAGATGTGAAGCATACGCGTTCCTTTTGGCTATGGCTTGCTGTTCTGCAAGTCTGAGGTGTTTTCGTTGGTAGTACCAGTTCACAAAGAAGGTTGCCATGCCTAAGACAACCCCGAATGCGAGGGCGTTGTTGTTTAGGAAGTCCAGCATACCCGCTGCAGTGAGTCCACCACTGGCTGTGTAAGAAACCCCAGTGCTAACTTTAGCTGCAAGGGTAGTCGTGTGTTCTGATAGAGTAGGGCCTGCCATTATCGAACCACCTCTACGTGAGGGAGGTCAATAAATGACTGGTCCAAACGGTCGTGATCTCTATCCCAATCGTCTCCGAAGCGTAGCTCTACGCCGTGCACCTTACCGAACGCCATGAGAACCCCCTTCATCGTGGCGTACTCTTGCAGGACGAGTTCCCAGATGCGTTTTTCAGTTTTGCCGGTGGCTTTGGCAAGCGCTTTGATCTGGTCGGGGTGCCCGGAGAGGGCGGATGAAACCCGGATACCTGCCAGGTTTGTGACGTAGGGCCATAGGTCTACAGCGTCTGATGGGTAGGTGTTGTGTTTTCCGTTTGGCCACTTTACCTTGGTAACACCTTTGGCAAAGTACCGGTCTTGGGTCTCTTGGTCTCGGTGACCTTCTATCATGGAGAAGTTGTAGACCTGAATAGCAGAATCTACTATCAGCTTCAGCTCATCGCAGAGGGTTTCCCGTACTTCTGATGACTTGCGACCGAATGAAAACATGGCGGGCTCGTGTGTTGGTTGTTCATAATGTACAAATGTACATTTTGCAACCGAACTTTTCCACCCTACGTTTTTGGGCTATTTGACCAGTTTGAGTACCGGTCGAGGCCGCTTGCTGTCGCTTTCCCTTGTAGCTTGCGCCGTTTTCTTCCTGTGCAGGTTCATAGCATGTCTTGCTGAATTGGCCATTCCAGAGTGAATTATTTCCATCAGCAAGTCTCGCGGTTGCAGGTTGTGCTGTCTGGCGTGACTGATCAGGATTGCCCAATCCATTGGACTGAACGACTCCACGATGTCCCTGGGCAAAACGGATTCGATGTCCAGCAACAGGCGCTCCACTGCTGGCAGCAGGCTTTCAACCGTGTAGGTCTTGCCTTGCTGGGCCGCGCTCATGCTCATGCACTCACATATTTGTGTTGTCAGTCTTCTCATGGGTCCTGCCAAATGGCAAATGGACCACGTTTCCCTCTACAGTGGGTTTGAAGCTCGGGGGTTTCGGGGCGAAATATACGTTATCCTTCAAATCGGAAAACTGTCTCGCACCTATCACCAGTAAGTCGGTAATGAAGTCCTTACCGCTCATATTTTTGCACATGCCGGCCGGCAGCGCGTTAATGATGTGGTTCCATTCAGGCTGGGTAAGCTCCATCTCCAGAAGCACCTTCCACAGATGTGGACCCACCCAGTTTTTCAGTCTGTGGAACGCGGCTATCGCACCACCTCTACCTTGTCCGATCTTTGCTTCCCACTGTGCAAGAAACAAGGTCTCTATTTCTCTTTCAGTGTGTTTTTTGGCCTCAGTCATTGGTCGCTCCTGTGGTCTTTTGATGGTTACTTGATGCCTCTACTGTCGAACAACTTCTCCAGCGCTTCGATTATCAAAGTCTTCATGGTGGTGTCCTCGACAGCGGCCATCACCTTCAGTTTGTTCTTGTAGCTGACTGGTATGTTCACTGGCATTCGTATCTCGGCCTCGGTTGAACTCTGTCCTGCGTGCGCTTTCGCGGTGGAGAGCGCCTCTTTCAAGGCGGTGTTGTTTTCTGACATGTGGCCTCCAAATACCTATCTTATCCCGTAGATAGGCTATTAAGTAAAGTGGAATCTATTACATCGCCGGGTTCTTTTGGACAAATGTATAAACGCACTTCTTTTAATAAGTATTGTATCTCTCGCCAGAAATTCTGACTGAGACAGCATGGACACCGTAGCGTTGGTAAGGTCTATCTGGTCCGCCCTGACGTGAGGGCATTTGTTGCGCATTGAACCGGCTATAAACCGGCCGGTTACTTCAACCA